ATAACAATAATTAATACTAGCATTTTATTAGAAACTAAATAATAAGTATATGTTTACAAGTAAAAATGAACAAAACTTTTTTTTATCTCATATTAAATCAAATCATTATGTATTAGAGTATGGATCAGGTATTTCAACAACAGAAATAGCTAAATTATGCTATAAACTAATTAGTGTAGAACATCAAAATGAATGGTATATAAAACTTAAAGATCAATTACCAAATAATTGTACATTATTATTTCATCCTCCAGATAAAGAATATATCGAAGGATATGATTGTGGTACTATGGAACAGTTTTTCAGTTATGTCAATTCTCCTATTCCATACAAGCCATTTGATGTTATATTAATAGATGGAAGAGCAAGAGTATCGTGTGCTTCTATCTCAAAAAATATTGTTAAAGATAATGAAAGTATAATTTTTATACATGATTGGGATAGACTAGAATACCAAGAAGCCCTATTATATCTTGATCTAATAGATGTTTGTGAAACTATGGCAAAATTTAAAATAAAATGATTAATTTATTTCACATTAATAACTATAAAATAGATACTTATGACTATAGTAATATTCTACATGATAAAATTGTAACAAATTTTGAAAATACTATAGCCTCTTACGTGGGCGCTAAATATGCTGTTGGTCTAAATAGCGCAACAAGTGCAATCTTTTTATCTCTTTTAAATAAAAATATTACTATTAATATACCTAGTATCATACCTCCAGTAGTACCAAATGCTATTCGAACATCTGGTAATGAATATAATTTTATAGATAATATAACTTGGGTAGGAGACTCATACGTTCTGCATAATTTTGCAGACTATAAGATAGTGGATTCTGCCCAAAAAATAGAACCAGAACAATTCATAAAAGAATGTAACGATAATGATTTAATGATATTTAGTTTTTATCCAACAAAACCAATTGGTAGTTGCGATGGGGGAATGATCGTATCTAATGACTTTGATAAAATAAATTATATTAGAGAGATGTCGTTAAATGGTATGACTTTTGCATCTAATAATTGGGAAAGAAAAAATAAATATATTGGCTATAAAATGTATATGAATAGTATTCAAGCTGATATAGGTTTTAAAAACTATAAAGAATACTTCATTAAAAGAAATACATTAAAATTTATACAAGAATACTATAATAATAAATTAAATCTTAATAATACATCATATCATTTATATAGAATATCTGTAGATAATAATATAAAATTTATTGATTATATGAAATCAAATGGTATAATTTGTGGTATACACTATAAATGTCTACATAAAGATCCTGTTTACTCAGAGAATAATGAGAATCTTCCACTTTCTGAAGAAGAATCTGAAACAACAGTCTCTATACCATTTCACCATAATCTAACAATAGAAAATATTAAATATATAGTATCTAAAATTAAGGATTATAAAAATGTCTAATAATATAATAAAATCAGATCGTGGAGATTTATATGAAATTAACTTTGAAAATGCCCCATTTCATGTTAATAGAATTTTTATTGTAGACAATGTTGCTATCGGAGAAAAACGTGGCGAACATGCTCATTATAGTGAAAAACAATTAGTAATATGTATCAAGGGAGAAATAGAAGCTAACTGGATAACTCCAGACAGTAGTGGATCTGTTGTACTTTCCCAAGGAGATGAATTATATTCTCACCCATTAACTTGGTTAACACTTACTTTTATGAAAGAGAATTCATCTTTTGCATGCCTATGTTCTGATCATTTTAATGAAAATGATTATATAAGAGACTTTTCTAAATTTCAAGAAATAATCAATCAATGAAAAACTATAGATGTTCTAGCTTTTGTTCCTTCTATAAGGGAGGAAAATTTATACAAAAATATATAGAGAATATGCTGGAACAAAGTATTTTTAATGATGTAGAATTTATTTTTTTAGATTGTGCATCACCAGATAATGAAGCTACTTATATTAAACCATTATTATCTAAATATGATAATATTAAGTATTATCGATTAGAAAAAGATCCAGGATTATATTCTTGTTGGAATATTGCAATTAATAAATGTTCTTCTAGTATAATAACAAATTGGAATATAGATGATAGAAAAAATAAATATGGATTAGAAATTCTTGTTAATGAACTAGAAGCAGATGAATCATTAGATATGATATATGGACTAACTTTTATTAGTAATATACCTAATGAAACTTATGACGAAAATCAAAAACTAGAATTATTTAAAAGTCATGAACACTCATTTTCTGAATTAATAAAACATAATTCTCCTCATTGTATGCCAATGTGGCGAAAAAATATTCATCAAAAATGTGGATATTTTAATGAAAATTATAATAGCATTTCCGATGCTGAAATGTGGCTTAAACTTACGTTAGTAGATGGTAAGATTAAAAAAATAAATAAACCAGTAGGATTATATTTTTGGAACCCACAAGGTAGATCAACAGATAAAGAGTTATCTGATCAAAATTATAATGATCTTAAAAAAGCTAAAATAGAAATTTTAGCTAATATGAATGATATTGAAAAATTATTACCACCAATAAAAGAGTATAAAAATACTTATGATGAGTATAAAGATATTGGTTTTGTAGAAATGAAAAATACTAAAAATATTTTTATATCAATAGTAAATAATATATCACAAATTCCAATAAATATTAAAAAAATAAATACTCTACTATCTAATTATAAAGATTCAAAACTGGTTATATATAACTGTGGGTCAACAGATAATTCAGAAACTATATTAAATAATTTAGCTAAAACAAATAAAGATATAATTGTACTATCTGATAATTCTAAAACTAATCTATTATTATTTGGATATAATTATTATTATAATCTATTAATTAATTTAGTTAAAGAAAAATTTTCTAATTATGATTTTTTAACTTTTATAGATATTAATTTTATTGATATAAGTATTAATGGAATAGCTAATTCTTTTGGATATTTATCTAAAAATGAATCAACTTTAATGATTTCAGGATTTAATATACAAAAAGAAATATATGAAGCTGTTAATCAAATTTTCTTAATAAATAAAAATGCATTATCATATAGATTAAATTATTGGTCATCTCCATCAGAACTAAAACATGATTATACTTATGATATAAGTTTTTCTTACCAGATGTTTACTCCTGTTGTTGGATCTCCACCAATACCAGTTTATAGTAATTTTGGAGGATGCGCAATATATAGAAATAAATTTTTAGATAATATACGAGGAGATAATAATATAAATGATAATTATTTTGTTTCTTTAAATAAAAAATTATTATCTGAATATAAAAACCATAATATACTAATAAACCCTTCACAACTAATGCTTTCATACCATGAATAATAAATATCTTTGTTCGTCTTTTTGTTCTTTTTATAACGGTGAAATATTTATTAAAGAATATTTAAATGATATGATCAAACAAACACTTTTTGATCAAATTGAATTTATCTTTTTAGATTGCGCATCATCTGAAAATATAAAAAAATATATTGAACCATTTATGAATAAATACGATAATATAAAATACCATCATCTGGAAAAAGATCCTGGATTGTATGCAGCATGGAATATAGCTATTAAATTTTGTTCTTCAGATATTATTGGTAACTGGAATATAGACGATAGAAAAAATACACATAGTTTTGAAATACTATTAAAAGAATTTAATCAAGATCCAGAACTTGATCTTAGTTATGGTATTACATATGTATCATTAAAAGCTAATGAAAAATATGAAGAAAATAATTATAATCTTGTTTATCCATGTTTACAGCATTCATTAGAAAATCTATTAAATAATAACTCTCCACATTGTATGCCTTTATGGAAAAAGAGTTTGCACGATAGATATGGTTTCTTTAATGAATCTTACAAATCAGCGGCTGACGGAGAAATGTGGTTGCGTTGTGCTTTCCAGGGCGCTAAAATGAAAATGGTCAATCATCCAATTGGACTATATTACCACAATCCAAATGGTCGATCAACAAATCCTGAAACTTTACAAGAAATGTTGCAAGAAGTTAGGATTAGTAGACAGCCATATATTCAGATACTACAAAAATTAAAGGAAAATAAATGATTATTGCTCTTTCATTTGCTATTATATTTGGAATTATACAAGGTATAAATTCATCATATAACTACAATAGAGCAAGACCACAACCAGTACCTCATACTGATAATTTACTAGAATATATATTTAATACTAAATATTAATAAATAAGAAATGAATAGATTAAAAAATCAAAGAGTATATCTTGCTGGTGCGATGGACAGGGTTGCGGATAGAGGAAATGGATGGAGAGACAGTATAACTCCATTTTTAGAAGATCTTGGTACAATAGTATTCAATCCTATTAAAAAACCTTCTGCCATAGGGATAGAGGATACTGAGACACACAATCTAAAAAAAGAACTCAAAAAAGAAGAAAAGTATAACGAATTATCTCAATTAATGAAAGTTATACGCTCTGTTGATTTAAGACTAGTTGATATTAGTGATTTCTTAATTGTTAATCTTGATTTAGATATTCATCCTTGTGGAACATATGAAGAAATTTTTTGGGCAAATCGTCAAAAAAAACCTATTATAATACATATGGTTCAAGGTAAAGAAAATGCTCCTGATTGGCTATTTGGAACTATTCCTCATGAAATGATTTTCTCATCATGGGATGATATAAAGTCTTATCTTGATAAAATTAATTCAATAACAGAAATAGATACCTATAATAGATGGTATTTTTTTAATATATAGTATGGCAAAATATTATGTAAAATCGGGACAGATCAGATTTATAATAGACTGTACTGATCATATTTGTGCTATTATAGCAGCATTGACTCATTATAAAGGTAAAGGTATAATAACGGGGCCAAAAATTTGTGTTAGCGAACAAGGATTTGAAGATTTTAGAAAATGGAAATGCTACGATACTGATAAATATCTGAAAGAAATATAAAATGCAAAAAATAATTAATGAACTAAAATTAGATTTTGATGATGTTCTTATTCGTCCTAAAAGATCAACATTAAATAGTAGATCAGATGTATGTATTCAAAGAGAATTTAAATTTAAATATTCTCCAAGAAAATTATTAACTGTTCCTATCATGGTGGCTAATATGGATACTGTTGGTACATTTAATATGGCTAAAACATTATCAGAATATCAAGCAATAACTTGCTTGCATAAACACTATAAAATAAATGAATATGTTGCTTTTTATACTGACCCAAGCATCCCTAATAAAGATTTAGTCTTTTATTCAGTAGGCACTGGACAAAAAGATATAGAAAAATTAATTGATGTATTTAATCAAATTAAAAAATATAATTTTCAAACACCTAATATTTGTTTAGATGTTGCAAATGGTTATACAGAACAATTTGTAAAAACATCGTCTCATATTAGAAAACTATTTCCAGACTCTGTTTTAATGGCCGGAAATGTTGTTACTCCAGAAATGACAGAAGAACTTATTATTCATGGTCAGGTTGATATAGTTAAGGTCGGTATAGGTTCTGGTAGTGTATGTACCACTCGTTTAAAAACAGGCGTTGGATACCCCCAATTGAGTGCTGTAATGGAATGTTCTGACGCTGCTCATGGTCTTGGTGGACATATTTGTTCTGACGGAGGTTGTAAAGTAATCGGAGATATTTGTAAAGCATTTGGAGGAAATACTGACTTTGTAATGCTTGGAAGTATTTTTGCTGGAACAGATGAGTGCGAAGGAGAATGGGCCTATGAATACTATGTAGACCCAGGATCGTCTGCTCCAGGATTTTGGCAACCTATTGATCCAGGAAATGAAGGATCTATAAAAAAGAAAATATCTCTTAAGTATTATGGAATGAGTAGTGAAAAAGCAATGAATAAACACCATAATGGGGTTGCTAAATATCGTACAGCAGAAGGTAAGTGTGTCACAATTCCATATAAGGGCAAGGCTAAAGAAATTTTACAAGATATTTATGGTGGGATAAGAAGCGCATGCACTTATATTGGTGCAAATAAAATAAAAGATTTTGGCAAAAAAACAACATTTATACAAGTTAACAATACTCACAATAAGGTATATGAAAAATGAATAATTTAAATATGATGTGTCCAATAGGTGGAACTGGTTATGGTATTACTTCTTTAAATATTTTTAAAGAACTATATAAACTTAATAATAAAATTTCATTATTTCCAGTAGGGAATAATCTAAGCTATAACTCTGAAAATGAAAAACCTATATTACAAGAATGTATGGTTAATAGTAGATTTTTTGATAACAATGCTCCTATTCTTAAAATATGGCATCAAAATGATCTTGCTATTAGACCAGGAAAAGGTAGATACTATGTTTTTCCATTTTTTGAGCTTGATACATTATCAGATTTAGAAAAACATCATCTTAAATGCGCAGATGAACTATTTGTTGCATCAGAATGGGGAAAAGAAGTTTTAATTAATAATGGTATAGATAAAAAGATAACAGTGTCTCCATTAGGGGTCGATCTTGAAATTTTTAAGAAACCATTAAAAATAAAGATAGATAATCCCAATTATGTCTTTATGCATATTGGTAAGTGGGAAAAAAGAAAATCCCACGACTTTTTAATTGAAGCTTTTGATAAAGCCTTTAATATTGATGATAATGTAGAATTATGGTTAATGCCATTTAATCCATTCTTAACTAAAGAACAAGAAGAAGAATGGGTAAAATTAGTGCAGAAAGCTAAATTATCTTCTAAAATTAAAATATTCAATAGAGTAGAAACACAACATCATTTAGCAGAATTTATTGACCATTGTGATTGTGGTATCTTTTTATCTCGCGCAGAAGGATGGAATAATGAAATTATTGAAACTATGGCGCTTGATAAGCCAATAATAGCAACAAATTATTCAGCCCATACTGAATACTGCACACAAGATAATAGTTATTTAGTAGATATAGATACTTTAGAAAAAGCATTTGATAATAAATGGTTCAATGGTGAGGGTAATTGGGCCAAATTAGGGGATCGTCAATTAGAGCAAAGTATTAATCATATGAGATTTGTGTATAACAATAATATTAAAAGTAACCCTAATGGTTTGGAAACAGCTAAATTATATAGTTGGAAAAATACTTCACAAATTATTTCTTCACAAATTTTTAATAAAGAAACAAACAATGCCTATTCCAGAAAAAAGAGAAAAAGAAGATAAGCAAGAATTCGTTGCTCGTTGTATGGGTAGTGAAATAATGAAAAAAGACTATCCAGATAATAAACAAAGAATAGCCGTGTGCCTAAGTCAAAGTACAAAAACAAAAAGTAATTTTTTTGATCAAGTACTTGATATTTTAGGTTTTTCTTTATCGTATAATGACTGTGAATCTTGTGGAGATTCTGAAGAAATTACTTCTTCAAATATAATAATACCAAAAAATACTGATTATTTAGACTATCATGATACTGATACAGAAGAAATAGATGCTGAATTAATTATAGCAAAATATGAATACGAAGATCCTGTAACACATGAAGTTTTTTACTTTAATAAAATTGGTAATTATAAAAAAAATAATAGATATTTAGTATTTCAAGGTAAAGCATCAGAATATCAAAATCGTAAAGTAACCTTGAACAAACCTTTTAGAACACCAAAAGGGCCAAAAAAGTTTAGTGTATATGTTAAGAATGAGAAAGGTAATATTGTTAAGGTGAACTTTGGTGATCCTAACATGAAAATTAAAAAATATATACCAGAACGCCGTAAAAGTTTTAGAGCAAGACATAATTGCGATAATCCTGGCCCAAAATGGAAAGCAAGGTACTGGAGCTGCAAAGCTTGGTAAATTAATATGAATTATCATCAAATACTAAATAGCCTTAAAGACTCCATTAAAGCAAGTGATCTTGTAATGGATACAGATGGACCAGATTACATAAATAGTCCTTCTGATAACTATGAAAGAATAACTAGATCTGTTTTTAAAACTGGTGATAAAGTACAAAATATTAATAAATCATGTAAGCACTATGGTAGTGAAGGAATTGTGGAAGGTTTAGAAGAATTACCTGAATATATGGGAAATGTTGTTTTGTATAGAACAACAAATTCTGGACCAAATTGGAAAAAAGGAGAGGTTCTAAAAAAGACCGAAGTTCAACTTAAAAATCTTAGTTGCGTACAAAAATAAGAAAGGCTCATAAATATGTCAGAAATTAATAAGTTATTAGAGAATCTTGATTCTTCAAAAAGTCAAGAAATAACAAATTATTCATCACAAAATGTTATTGAATTACTTAAAAAATCTTTAAATATTCACTGGCAACAAACAACGTCGCTATCTGCACAAGCAATTCATCTAGAGCGTTGGGGCTATAAAAAATTATCTGATATTATTAGAAAAGACGCAGAGGAAGAACATCAACATGCTATTATCAATATAAAAAGATTAGAATTTTTTGATGTAGATTATCAGCCACTAGTTATAGAGCCACCATCTTGGAAAAGACATGATATGGTTGCTTTAATACAATATAATCTTAATTCTGTAAGAGAAGCATCTGCTACTGAAAGAGCCACAATAGTTGCGGCAAGAGCAGTTGGAGACGAAATAACAGCAAATATGATGATACCACTACTACAAGGTAGTGAAGATGGTATTGAGCTTTATGAAAGTTTCCTAAAACTAATTGATCAAATGGGTATTGATGACTTCTTAACTTTACAGGTTTAATATGGATAAACTAAATAGTATTTTAAATTCTATACAAGCTGCTATAGAATGTCCACTAACTTAATATATAAGGTATAACTACAATGGATAGATATCATTTTATTTTAAACGACATCTCAGAATCTGCTCAAAAAACATATAGAGATAAAAAAAGAAGCGAGCTTAAAGATAGTGACTTTTTATTTCCAGAAACAAGATCATTTCCTATAGTTAGTCCATCTGATGTTCCAGACGCTATAAGTAATTTTGGCAGAATGAAGAGCGGTATGAGTTATGATAGTTTTCTTAAAAAACTATATAGTATGTGTAAAAGAAAAGGAAAAGAGTTCATAGACGCTTTACCAGAAGCATCTAAAGAAAAATTAGGTATTAATAAGAGTAAAAATTGCCAAATGGATAGTGGTCCAGATTTAATCTTATCTGGGGATCCAGAAAAAATTAAATATAATGATATGGAAGAAGAAGAAGAAGAAGAAGAAGATCCATTAGATATGGAAATAGAGAAATTAGAAAAAGAAATTGAACTAGAAATTTTAAAACAAAAATTAATAGAAATTAAAAAGACTAAAGGACAAGATTTTACACAAGTTGAGAATCTTGAAAAAGAAAATATAGAATCTGAAATGATGGAATACAAGAATGATTTTTATCAAATGAGTGTAGGATCGTTAAAAGCAATTATGACTCATAGTCAAGCGATATTAAATTCACTTGATGATGAAAAAATAAAAGAAAACTTGACCGAAAGCTGGCTACAAGGTAGAATTGCCATAACTGAAGACTACATGCGTACAATTCATGATTTTGTCATGTTTGTGTCTGATGATGACGATAATTCAAATGCTGGGTCAAAACCCGGATTATGGGATAATATTCGAAAGAAAAAAGAAAGAATGGGTAAAAAATATAAACCAGCTAAACCTGGAGATAAAGATAGACCAGATCCCGAAGCATTTAAAAAGGCTCAAAAATAAGCTTTAATACAAAGCTATAATTATAGTTGGAAATAGGACTTAGGACTTTTACAAAGGAAAAATATGTTTTTACAATTAAGTGGTATTGGTAATCAGAAAATTACATACAAGGATCATTCTGATATTAAGTTTGAAAATCTCAATACGTATCTATTATTAGCTAAAAAAGCAATATCTAAATTTGCTAATAGTATATATAGTGGACTATCTACTAAAATGCTGAAAGATGAAGAAGCAATATCAAGTATAGCAAACGCTATAATGATGGCTGACTGGAGATGGGACGATAATTACACTAACAGTAAGAATACAAAAAAAACCAAATATTCATATCGTAATCAATGTGCTATTTGGGCTATACAAACTTATGTTACAAAAAACTATAAACATCAAAATAAAACAAAAAGAAAAGTATATTCTTTAGATTTTGATATCAATAACGACGACTCTGCTTCAATTTATGAAATGGTAGAAAATTTTAGTTGCGATCCACCAGATTTGCAACTTATAGAAAAAGAAGAAAAAGAGAATTTATCAAATAATATTATGAATCTTTTATCTTCGGATCTATTAACAGAACGTCAAAAGGAATATATCAAATTATATTATTTTGAAGATAAAACATTTGAACAAATAGGTAACCAATATGGTATTACTAGAGAAGCTGTTCGTCAAGGTTTAAACAAAGCAATAGAAACAATCAGACATCTATCAACATAATTATGAATAATACAAATCTACTCTATAAAATAGTTGCAAATTTAATCGTACTAAGTGTCAATATAAACTTAAATAAAAGATATATACTATCTCTTTCTAAAGATGATATTATATTGCCAACAATAAATTTTGATAAAAATAAAATATCAAATACTAATCAAATGGTAATAGATTATTTAAAAGAATTAAATGTTAGCAATAATGATCTATTTCTTATTCCTCAGATAATATGTCTTGATTCTATATACATAAAATCTGATAATAATACCATAAATCCTGTTTTTGGTTTGCTTGTAGACTATAATAGTAATATAAAAGATTGTTATTGGTATGAGTTTGAATACGGTATACCAAATCAATATTCCGATATTATTATTGAGGTAGCGCAAAAATTACAATGATATTTATCAAAAAAACTTTTACTAAAATAGTAGAGTACTTCAAGTACCACTATGGTCCTTTACCAGATAAAAATAAAAAAGATGATGAGATAAAAGAAAATAGTATATCTTTTAGAATAGATGAATGGAATAGATTCTATATAAAAATAAAATTAGATCTAGATAATAATGCTTCTTGTGAAGAATTTGGTAAAATGTTATTTTTTCTTCAAGATGGTAGATACGAACAAAATATAGTTGATGCTTTTGTTGATATGGCAACTAAAAGATTGATAAAGACAGATAATGTTCAGAAAGTTATGTCCGGATGGACAGCATTATTAGCACAAAATCTGAATCATCAAACATCTCCATGCATTAAGCCCACAGAAGTATTTAAATAATATGTTTTCTAACAATTATAAAATCATATGGGAAAAATGGCATGATCCATTTGGTCAAGATATTGATGAAATAAAAGAAACTGATTATGATAATGAAATTGATGATATCCCATTCATTGAAGAAAAAGATCTTGAAGAAAACGAGAGCCAAAGTTCTCCTTTAATAAAAAAGAAACCAATAAGAGTTATTGCATCACCAATGGGTTTGATTCCATATAATGAGCATACTGCTAGTGGTAAAATTTTTAATTTTTGGTTAGGACATTCAAACTTTGATATAACACAAGATATATGTAAAATTATTGAAACAACAGATGGAGTAGAAGTTCTAGATATTTTTACAAGATATAGATTTAGAATAGGCATTGGTAAATGTTTTGGAGCAAGCGAAACTATGATTAGAATACAAGACAATATATATAGGTATTTAGATGAGCAAGACAAATGTCAATCCGGTACTGATTAATCTAAATGATATACATACATTTAATATAGATACTGAAAATAGAGAAATATATTTACATTCTCATATTAGTGATTCTGAAGAGCCCGGCGTAGATTATAGATCAGCAATAACTTTTGAAAAAAATTTAAGATATCTAAATTTATTATCTTTAGATCCTATCTTAGTACATATGCATCTTCCTGGTGGAGATTGGCAAGATTGTTTAGGAATATACGATAATATTAAAATTAGCAAAAGTAAAGTTTGTATTGTTGCGTATGCTAAAGTTGAATCTAGCAGTAGCGTTCTATTACAAGCGGCCGATCTCAGAATATTAAGTGCAAATACTAATTTTTTGGTTCATTATGGATCTCTAAGTATAGATAATGAACATAAAGCAGCTCTTAGTATGGTGCAATGGAGCGAAAAAGAAAGCGAGAAGATGATTGATATATTCACAGAAAGGTGTATGAATAGTAGGATTTGTAAAGAAAAAAATTGGAAAAGAATGATGGTACGAAAACATATTGTAACACAATTAGCAACAAAAAGAGATTGGATATTAACAGCAGAAGAAGCTGTTGATTATGGTTTTGCCGATGGTATTCTTGGTACTAAAAAATTTCCAAATATAGAATATATTAAAAACTATATAAAAAAATTATAATGTATATAGATTACAAAATAACTGATCCAGACACAAATGAAGCAGAAACAAAAGAACTTGTAAAAGAATTGTGTTCTTTTAAGTTAGTTAATAGTATAACTGCTCCTCATTATTTATTAAAAAGTATCAAAAATACCATAGACACCAAAGACATAAGTCTTTCTTGTGTTATAGATTATCCACTAGGTTTTTCAGATCTAAGAACCAGACTAACTGCAATAGAGTCTGCGATTAAAATTGGTATTGATATGGTGGATATTGTTATGCCACAAAATTTAGCCGCAAATAGAAAATATGATAAAATTAGAGAAGATATAAAAAACTGTTTAGATATTTGTTCAAATAATAATATAGAACCTAGATATATATTAGAATATAGAGTATTTGATCATCATTGTTTAAAAAAAATATGTGAAATATTAGATTCTTTTGGAATAAAAAAAGTGTTTCCTTCAACAGGATATTTTTTAGATAATTTAGCCGATAATTTAATAGCATCATCTTTTTTATATCAAAACTCTAAAGATCTAGAAATAATTTGTAGTGCTAATATATGGAATAATAAACATTTTGAATTAATAAATAAGGCTAATATTTATGGTATTCGTATATCTTATATAGAAATATTAAGAAATTTTTTGAGTTATAATTTAAAATAATTTGGTGTACTCTTAGATAGAGCATAAACCTTTTTTATAGCTATGGAGATTTAATATGGCCACAGTTCAAATAGATGGTTCAACAGCAGTAACCAGTAGTTCAACCAGAAATAATGGCGGTGCTGCTATTCAAACAGGATCAGCCGCTTCTGGTAAATTAGACAAAGTAAATGTTGGCTCCTATTATACTCGTTTAGGAGTTTTTGCATCAACACCAATTGATGGAACAGATACAAATGAAGCTAATAGTTCTGGCACTTTTGCTTATAATAACACTCGTCCAATAGCTAAGAGATATACAACAACTCTTTCTGGCGTTAGCAACACAGTTCTTTTAAGTGGTGCGGCTAGACCAGGATTGAGACGTAAGGTTAATAAAACTGAAAGTACAACTAATAGGCTTGATACAACTCTAATTAGATCTGGTGGATTTAATATCTATACCGGTAAGTTTACAAATAACCAAACTGGTGCAGTTGTTAAACCAACAGTTCAAACAGATAGTTTTGGTCAGGATGATGCTGCAACACCAACATCAAGCGTTCCTGGCGAACTAACTTATACTCTTGGCGGCGCTCCTATTAATACAGAATATAAACCAAAGTATAATACATAATTATTTAATATAAATTAGTGTATCTAATAACAGGGCCAATGATACTTTTGGTGTCATTGGCTCTGCTTATTATATCTCTTTCTTAGAAAGAATAGTATATGAATGAAAATATAACTCATTTTTGGCAATCCCTTTCAACAGTAAGTATTGGAGTTATAGTAACACTAGTTGGATTTTGGGTTGGTATTGGTAGAAAGATTATTACCAGAGAAGAGATAGGAGAAATGATTAAAAATGAATCATCGTATTCACAAGATAGACAATTTATTATGGAAAGACTAGCAACGAATAAAGAAAATCAAGCATTAATAACGAATATGTTACAGCGTAATACGGAAGTAATGAATGAGTTAAAAATTCAAATTGCTACATTAGGTAAAACTCTTGAGGCACTAGAAGAGAGAATAGAAAGAGCTAAATAATTTAATTTTTATTGATGGTGTATATAATATATATTCTGGAGAAAAAATATGGCCAATGATATTCAACTTGCAATTTCTGGAAATCCTATAAAAAATGGTAGTATCGTTTTTTCGTGCGGAATGACAGGCTATCCATCTGGAACTATAGTGAATAATAGTTTTGTTAAAAATACTCCAACCATAAATACTATTCAATCAAAATATGATTTAAGATTTGATGATCCTAGTTATTATTATGGTATTGGTAGTGGTTTAATAGTGGGCGGTTAAAATGCCAATACTCAGAATAGATCAATTTCCAGACGGAAGTGGTGCTGTAAGTAATGATGATCTTATATTATTTTTGGATAACCCAAGTGGTTCTTCAACGACTAAATATATGAAGATTTCTGATATGGCCGGTGCTACATATAAACATTATGGATCTTTTTATGATACCACTATTCAAACAAATGTTAATGTTTCTGGAATAAATACTATAAAAATTAATAGTACAAATATTTCTAGTGGAATTAGTATTGCTAGTGGAACACGACTTTTATTTGCTAATAGTGGAATATATAATATACAATTTTCAGCACAAATAGAAAAAACTGATGGCGGAGATGACACTATAGAGATATGGTTGTCTAAAAATGGTTCTGGAGTAGCCGATTCTAATACTTCCATCACGCTACATCAACAAGATGCAAAAACGGTTGCCGCATGGAATTTTCTAGTGTCTGCTAATTCTAATGATTATTATGAATTAAAATGGTATTCTACAGACCCAGGTCTAATAATACTTGCTCAATCAGGATTAACTAATCCTAATAGGCCAGAAATACCATCTATTATATTAACAGCAGTACAGGTTTAATTAAGGTGTATTCTAATTTATTAGAATATTGTCTTTATATTTGGAGATATAAATGATTAAACCTGGATATAGAACTAGCGAATTTTGGTTTACACTAGTTAGTTTTTTATTTAGTGGATTATATTTATTAGGTATTATTAATGATAATGGTCAGAAAGAAGATCTGATAAGAGATGTTAGTCATGGCGTAGAATCAGCTATATTAATTGGTGGTCAATTAGCTATTTTATGGAAATATATTAATAGTAGAAAACAAATTAAACAAACTTGGTGGAGCACAGCAAGTCCAGAAGAAAGAATAGAAGCGAATATTAAAAATAGTAAAGGTACTAAAAATGAATCTGTCAGAAGCACTAAAACCAGAGCTAGAAAATCTAGTAAAAGAAAGTAAAAAATCTTTAGGAGAAGTTAAATCTGTAGCTATTGCTCAAGCATGGAAAATATTACAGTTAACAATTGCTGCACTTATACAAAAGATAGAAGTATTAGGTGATGGAGTACCAGGAAAAACTAAAAAAGAAATAGCCATGGATCTATTAAGTAGATTCTATGATAGTGTTTTTATTATCATAGATATTCCTTTTGTTGCTCCTATTTTTGAGTCTATTATACATAAGTATGTGAAAATATTTCTTATGATACTTGTTGGATCAACCATAGATGCTATGGTAACAACTTTTAAAGAATTAGGGATTTTTAATAAACCATCAATTAATACTTAAAGGAAAATAATACTATGAATTATACTGAAACCTTTGATCAATTTGCTAGCAGACTCAGTGGAACAGATCTTGCATTATATGCTGGAGCAGGATTAATTCTGTGGGTTTTGTTTAAAGATAAATTAAGTCCAGTTCAACAATTTCTTAGTCCATTCTTTGAAAAACTAAAAAATTCTACAGCTATTAAACCAAATACTTCTAATCTTATCACAATTCCTACTGTTAAGCCAAATGTACAAAAAGAAGATATATTTTTTAAGTTAATAGCATCATGGAAACAAACAAGAGACTTGGCATCAGAATGTGGATGCGTAGCAGCAGTTAAGGCTGCTGATGAAATGTTTCCTTATTTAAGTCCTGTAGTATGTACAAAAGAAGAGGTTAAACCACTATGAATTTAAAAATATTATTGTTATTAATAGGATCAGTATTATTAGGAATTGGTATACTTAAACCAAATATTAATTTATTAAATAATCCTAATCCATCTCCAGCGGTAATTGTAGATGGTTCAGATTTATCAGAACCAACAGATGAAAAACTTAAATCAAGGGCTAAAGATGTTATTAAAGCATTATCTAGTAATAATGATAGAAAAACAGACGGTAAGAGATTAGCTAGTTTATATTCTGATCTTGCTAATTTAGTTTCTCTTGATGGCGAAGATCAAGTTATTAAAAATACAGAAGAAATTAGACAAGCTAATAAATTAGTTGGTTTAATGCTACGTTTAGATATTAAGGGTAAATATGAAGACTTACCTGAAGCAGCACAAGCTTTGATGTTAGAAGCCATTGGAGACGATCAAGTTTTATTAAGCACACAATTAAGGGCTAAAGCAGTAGATGGTTTTAAGGCTTTAGCATGGTCATGTTATGAAGGAAGTAAATAATGCCAAGATATTCTCCAGAAGAACTATATAATAATTATAAAAAAGGATACAGTGGTTGTTTATGGGAACAACACGTATTCGACCATTTAATGGAAATTAGTAAATATCCATTATTTGGCGATGCAATAGGAAAAAGATTTGTTAATAGCGGAAAAGGTAAACTGTCTACTCCTTTTAAAAGCGTATTAAAATTTGATAAAAGAGCTTATGAAGAAAGACAAACTACTGGTGATTGTGTAAGCCATGGAACAAGAAATGCATGCGATATTAGTAGAGCAGTAGAAATAGATATTAATGGAGAAAAAGAAGCATGGATAGCAAGAGGAGCAACAGAAGCTATTTATGGAGCCAGAGGTCATGGTGGTCAAGGAATGAGTTGTGCTAGAGCGGCAGAATTTGTTAGTAAAAATGGCGGAATAGTATTAAGACAAAACTATAAAGGTGTCGCTGATTTTACCAAGTATAATGGAAATCTTGGTGCCGGTTGGGGAGGAAGAGGATTACCTGATCCTGTTATAGATTTAGCTAATGATCACCAAATCAAAACCGTAAGCCTTATTAATACAATAGAAGAAGCTAGAGATGCTTTAGCTAATGGTTATGGTTTAGCCGTATGTTCTAATTATGGCTTTAGTAATAAAAGAGATAAAAAAGGCATATCAAATGTTAGTGGTAACTGGGCTCATTGTATGGCTTGGATAGCCTGTGATGATACTGGTAGCGAACCATTATTTTTAGTACAAAATAGTTGGGGTAAGTGGAATGATGGTGGACATCCGGATTGGGGTCCAATACCAGACGGCTCTTTTCTTATACGAGCAGATGCTGCTGCTGGAATGTTAGCAGCAAATGGTAGTTATGCTTTTAGTAATTTTGATGGATTTCCTGTTCAAAAACTTCCTTCATATGGTTTTGAGGATTATTTATGAGAATTATTGATAAGATTGCTATGAATAGATTAATCGGTATTATAAGTAATTTTATATTAGGATTAATCAAAATTTTTGCACCAAAAGCTGTTGATGATATAGAAATTCCAAAACCAGTAAAACGCAAAAAAATATTACCATGGAGAAATAAAGATGAATAAATTTTTTGGATTATTATTAATTGCTTCAATTTTTTCTTTTGGTTCATATAAATATACTGGGTCAACAACAGCAGCAGTAACTTTAGCTGGCGGTATTATAAAAGCACAGCATGTTAATATTGATAAAAAGTATAAAAGAAAAGATTGTCCAGTTTGCAAAGGTAAAGGATACTATATTAGTGGAGATGGAATTAGTAAAGTAGATTGTGGATATTGTGAACCAGAAACAAATAATGCAAAAGTAGTAACACATCCTGGTCCATATATTACTGGAACCTGTTCATCAAATAACTGTAGAACTATTAAATAATGATAACTATTAATTTAACACAATATCTTATTAAAATTTATGGAGATAATATTGATAATATAATTAATGAAGATCTTATTAATATATTAGATACTAAACAATATCCAAGAGAAATTTTAGAAGAACTAGAAACTAATCAAGAAATAAAAAATATAGAAATATTTACTGTAGATGGAGAAACTTTACTATTAAATAGTCAAAAAGAAATCGAATAAAGCAATAGTGTATTTAAATTATAAAGGTAATATATGAAAGAAAAATTAGAAAAAATAGCACAAAAAGTTCTTGATCAAGCAAACATACCAAAAGATGAAAACTATGGTAGTGTTATAGCTATTTTAATGGTCATTAGTATAATTTTAACTTGTATTAGAGTTCTACAAGAATGTAGAAAAAGTAAAGATAGTAGTTTATCTCAATCTCAACTAGGAGATTCTTATGGTCAAGAAATTAGATTACTGGGCAAAAAAAGAGGAATGTTTACTAAATTAAGATTGCGTAAAATTATAAAAAGAAATCTTAGTCCGGATCAATATAATACATATGGTGAAAACTTATTAAATAGTATTCTATCAATAGGAGAAAATATCACGGATGATGAAACAATAACTTTACTGGAGGCAGCAAATGTTTAATATTTTAGTATGGTGCGTATACGGACTATTTGTTGGAAGCATAGCCAAATCAATAGTTCCTGGTGAAGAAAATTTTGGGTTTGTTAAAACTGTGGCTCTCGGCATAGCAGGATCTTATATGGGCGGCGCCATACTCTACCTACTCGGCTCATATAGCGCAGTATCACCAGCAGGAATAATGATGGGAGTGGCTGGTGGAATATTAACCTTAGTTCTATATAACAAGCTCATCGAAAAAAAATCTTGACTCTCGTACTCAGTCAACCTATAATAGCTCCATGCGACCAACATGGAGCGATTATTTTCTAGGACTAGCTAAAGTAGCTTCTAAAAGAAGCCACGATATCCATACGCAGCATGGTTGTGTAATAACAGATCAATATAATAGAATTTTAGGAGTAGGATACAACGGTTTTCCAAAAGGACTTGATGATTCTGTTTTACCATTAACTCGTCCAGAGAAATATGACTGGATGATTCATGCTGAACGAAATGCTCTTTCTAATTGTGTTGTTCGTCCTGATAATGGAATAGCGTATGTTACTGGACAATGTTGTTGTGATTGTATAATGGCCCTATGGCAAGAAGGAATTATAAAAGTAATCATGTCTGACACTCATGGAACTCATAAATTTACAGAAGAAGATCAAAAACGTTTTGATACTTTTGTATCACACAGTAAAATACAAATAGAAAAAATAAACCCGAATCTTTCTTGGATCAAAGGTATAGGTGGTGTATTATGATAAACACTATAGTTGAACTTTGTTTTTATCTTTCTGTGATTAAATATTATTATGTTTATTTTTTTGATAACATAGAAATTAATCAACAGTATTTACAATTTCAATTTTATAACTCTACAATACTAGGGATATTCACAATATTGAATTATAAAAGGTATCAAAAATGATTTTTAATGAACAAATAACTAGAAAACCTGATCACTATCCTTGGACACAAGAATTTATAGAAGCTATGCATAATGGCTTTTGGACACATAGAGAATTTAATTTCCAAAGCGATATACAAGATTTTAAAGTAAATTTAAATGATCAAGAACAAGAAATTATAGTTCGTGCATTATCTACTATTGGTCAATTAGAAATATCTGTTAAAAAGTTTTGGGCTAAATTAGGAGATAATCTTCCTCATCCATCGTTGAACGATATGGGCTATGTAATGGCTAATGTTGAAGTTGTTCACGGAGATGCTTATGAGAGACTATTAGAAGTACTAGGAATTGATGATAATTTTGAAAAAATATTACAACTAGATATTATTAATGGTCGAGTGAACTATCTAAGAAAACACTTACACAAGTTTCACTCTGATAACAAAAAACAGTTTGTATATTCTTTGATACTATTTACATTGTTTGTTGAAAATATAGCATTGTTTTCTCAATTTTATACTATCAGTTGGTTTGGTCGTTATAAAAATGTTTTAAAAGACACAAACAAGCAAGTAGAATATACTTCAAGAGAAGAAAATTTACATGCTATGATTGGTATGAAAATTATTAATGTTATTCGTGAAGAATATCCAGAACTTTTTGATGAAGAACTAGAGAATAAAATACTTCATGAGTCTAAGGAAGCAGTCAAGTATGAATGTGAAATAATAGAATGGATAGTAAATGGTTATGATGATGATCATTTAAATACTCCACTATTAAAAGAATTTATAAAGAACAGAATGAATATATCATTACAAGAAATAGGATACGATCCAATTTTTGAGGTCGATACCGTATTGTTAAGAAAAACCTTCTGGTTTGAAGAACAGGTTCTTGGTAATAATATGTCGGACTTCTTTCACTCTAGACCTGTTGAATATCAAAAATCTGCTATGAGTTTTGCAGAAGAAGATTTATTTTCTTGATTTATCACTAAAGGATAATTATGTCTCATAAAAAATATTATTGGCTCAATTCTCATAGTCGTTTATTCTTAGAAAGAGGATATTTAGCTGATGGGCTTAGTCCAGAAGAAAGAATCAGACAAATAGCAGATAGAGCAGAAGAACTACTAGGAATCCCAGGATTTGCTGATAAATTTGAGGACTATGTTAGTAGAGGATTTTATTCATTATCTACTCCTGTATGGAATAACTTTGGTAATCAAAGAGGACTGCCAGTTAGTTGTTTTAATAGTCATATTAGTGATACTATGCAAAGCATACTATATAAAGTTGCTGAAGTAGGAATGATGAGTAAATTGGGTGGTGGTACAAGCGGATATTTCGGTGATCTTAGACCAAGAGGATCAAAGATAAGTGTTGGTGGAGAATCTAGTGGACCTATTCACTTTATGGAATTGTTTGATAAAGTAGCAGATGTTGTTAGTCAGGGTTCTGCTCGTAGAGGATCGTTTGCAGCATATATGCCAGTTGAACATCCAGATATTGAAGAGTTTTTACAAATTAGATCCGAAGGACACAGTATTCAGAATATGAGTATTGGCATAACAATCAGTGATTCTTGGATGAAGAGTATGGTAGATGGTGACAAAGAAAAACGAAAAATTTGGGCAAAGATTATTAAAAAACGTTTTGAAACTGGCTATCCATATTTAATGTTTGTAGACACTATTAACAATAATAGTCCAGAAGTCTATAAAGATAAAAATCTAAAGATCAATAGTTCTAATTTATGTTCAGAGATTACACTATCTTCAGATGAAAGTAATTCTTTTGTTTGTGTACTATCATCATTAAATCTGCTTCATTGGGATGAAATAATACAAACAGATGCTATTGAAACTTTGATTTATTTTTTGGATGCAATAAATGAAGAATTTATAATCAAAACTGAAAATATTAAATTTATGGAAAGCGCATATAATTTTGCAAAAAATCAAAGAGCGCTAGGAATGGGTGTTCTTGGATGGCATTCATATTTACAAAGTAAAATGATACCGTTTGAATCTCTAAAAGCTAAAACATTAAATAATACTATATGGAAACAAATTAGAGAAAAATCCGATAAAGCAAGTATAGAGCTAGCTAATAAATTTGGAGAACCACCTTTATTAAAAGGATATGGTAGACGCAATGTTACTACACTAGCTATTGCCCCAACAACATCTAGTTCATTTATTCTTGGGCAAGTTAGTCCAAGCATAGAACCATTGAATAGCAATTATTTTGTTAAAAATTTAGCAAAAGGTAAATTCACATATAAAAATCCATATCTCAAAGAACTTCTAAAAGGCTATGATAAAAATGATGATGAGACATGGAAGAGCATTTTAATAAGAGGAGGATCTGTTCAACATCTATCATTCTTATCCAAAGAAGAAAAAGATGTATTCAAAACATTTGGTGAAATTTCTCAAAAAGAAATTGTGATTCAAGCATCTCAAAGACAAAAATATATAGATCAATCACAATCGTTAAACCTAATGGTTGGTACAGACGTTTCTCCAAAAGAAGTTAGCACTCTACTAATAGAGGGCTGGGAAATGGGAATCAAAACATTTTACTATCAAAGATCAGGTAATCCTGCTCAGGAATTAGCTCGTAATATTTTAACTTGTTCATCATGTGAGGCTTAATAATGATTAGAGTAATGAAAATAAATGATAATGCAACAATACCGACCAGAGCAAATATGTATGATGCTGGTGCAGACTTACACTCTGTTGAAAATATAACAATACCACCATTATCAAGAGCGATAGTTAGTACTGGTATTATTGTAGAGTTTCCATCATATAATGTATATGGAAGAATTGCACCAAGATCTGGCTTAGCTGTAAAACATGGTATTGATGTTTTAGCAGGAGTAGTTGATAATGGATATAGAGGAGAAATAAAAGTAGTACTATTTAATACTGATAAAGATAATTCATTCGAGGTTAAAATAGGTGACAGGATTGCTCAATTAATAGTTGAAAATTTTTATATTGGTCCAGTAATGGAAGGTGAAATTGATTTAAATACAGAAAGATCCAATAACGGGTTTGGATCAAGTGGGACATAGATATAACATATATATAAAATAGCTTTTAGTGTATATATTAAGTATTGTAGTACTTAACAGTATATATTAAAGGAATCAAACTTGAAAAAAAATACCAGAAGTAAGAGTGGTAAAAAGAAAAAAGTAATAGATGCTACTAATAATATTCAAGTTCCAGCGATTAATAGAAATAGTCTTAAGCCAAGAACTCCAAATCAGATTGAATATATAAGAACAATATCTGAGAATGTTATTACGTTCTGTCATGGTGTTGCTGGTTCTGGAAAGACTCATATCGCAATAGGTATGGCTCTAGAATATTTATTAGCCAATAAAATTAAAAAAATTATAATTACTAGACCAGTTGTTGAAAGTGGAGAAAAAATTGGATATTTACCAGGAACAGCAGAAGAAAAATTACATCCTTATCTTCTGCCTATTCTTGATGAAATTAAATACTTCATATCTGTTGCAGAGTACTCAAGTTTAAAAACGAACGACAGAATCGAAGTGGTGCCTCTTGGATTGATGAGAGGACGTAACTTTCATAATAGTTTTATAGTTGCGGACGAATGCCAAAATGCATCATACGATCAATTAAAAATGCTATTGACAAGAATTGGAAATGGAAGTAAAATGATATTGACCGGTGACCATACTCAAAGTGATCTTAGTCGTAATTTACGCGGAGGATTCTTCGATATAATCAACGCTCTTACGGGTACTGATGGAATCGGTTTTTCACAGTTAGAACACAAGGATATAGTTCGTAATCCTATTATACCAAAAATACTTGTTCGTTTAGAAAATTTTGAAAATGAAAGCAGAAAACAGTAGATGCTTATTATTAAATGGTGATTATTCTCCATTAGCCATTATAAGTTGGAAACGAGCACTTATACTATCTATTAAATATGAGGAGAATAATATAAGAGGTGTTGAAATAATAGATTTTTATAAATCAGATTTTATTCAATGCTCTAATGATAAACGGATGCCTATACCAGCGGTTGCTAAGACTAAAAAGTTTTTTAGACTACAAGATCAACAAGCTACATTTTCTAGAAAAAATATATTTATAAGAGATAATTATACTTGCCAATATTGTGGAAATAAATTTGATACTAATTCGTTAACATATGATCATGTTATACCGAAATCTGTACTTAAAAATTCTGGATCTCCACCAACTTGTTGGACAAATATAGTAACGGCTTGTGTATCATGTAATAGAAAAAAAGGCAATAGAACACCTAAACAAGCTAATATGCCATTAAGAACTATACCTATTAGACCAAAACAAAATGGTAGGAGCTTGTCAATCACGCATCAGCTGTCTAAAATAAGAACAGCCGTGCCAAGTGAATGGCTGTTATATATCCCAGAATCATATTTATTATAATGCCTCTATACTCCTATATCTGTAATAACTGTAGCAGCTTATTTGAAATGGTTTATTCTTATTCAGAATATGATGAATCTAAAAATAGCACAAAATGTCCATCTTGTGGTTCTAAAAAAGTTGAACGAAATGTTGATGATATGAAAACATTAAGCTCTTCTGTAAAAAAATCTGACGGCGAACTTAAAACTATTGGTGATCTTGCTCGTAGAAATACAGATAGAATGAGCGAAGATCAAAAAGAAGTATTGAATCAAAAACATAATGCATATAAAGAAGAAGTAATAGATAAACCATTACCAAAAGGTATGTCTAGAATGAAAAAAACTAAGGGTAAAACAAAATGGTACTAAAAGAAGATAATATGGAAAATTATATTTATCAAAATAATACTGATAATAATAATATTGAAAGTGAATATTATACTTTAATAGGTCTTGAAGACTACATGGATTCAAATAATAGACCAAGGCTTAAAGATGAACAAGATGATAATATTTTTGCTAAAAAAATTGTTAGAGACAATTCATCAGTAAGATATAGTGTCAGATTATCAAAAGATGGTAAAATTTTTAATCCAGTATCTATTTATGGTAAAGAAAATAATTCTACATTTTTAGATAGAATTTGTAGAGCATCAGGGAAATTTAAAGATGTAAACTATAAAGCTTTTGATATGTATATTAATTTCTTAAAAACAAAAAATTCCGCATGGCTACATAACGCCGAAAGAGAGGCTGAATAATGGCAAAAATTACAAAGATTCAAAACTATGCTATATTATGGTTGAACTATCAAGGAATAGAATCAATTAAAATAGCAGATGAACTCAAATTAACAGAAAAACAAGTCCTCTCTGTTTTAGAAAAAGGCATAGATTCTAAAGTATCAAAAGATTCAACTATTAAAACCGTTAAGTCATCAGTGAATAAAAGCAGATCAAAAGATTTGATGATAACGCAAACATCTGCAAAAGGAACAAAAAACGTAGCTATAATGACACAAGAGGCCAGTCAACTAAATGATGATTTAAAAAAAATTAATACTAGCACTTCATCTTCAAGAGCCAAAAATAATATAATCTATCGCCCAAATGGCTAATAAAAAATATCCATCGAAATATTCGAATGGTAAACTAGTATCTGCTGCTCAATATATCACAGAGATAATATGTGAAAATAGAGCTAAGATGCTTAAAAAAGATTTACATTATCGTTTTTGGGTAAGTAAAGAATGGGCTTCTTACTATCGTAATCAAATAGGAACCGCTAATAAACTCTTAGAAAAATATAGTGATACCGCTATAATAAAAGCATTGAATAATTCAAAGGCTTCAAAAATTTATTCTTTGCGAGCACCACACTTGTTGCCTATCATAGAACACGAAGAAGAAATAGTACAATCCCAAAATAAAATATTCACAAAAGAAATTGAAAGATTAGAAAATCCAAAATTTCAATCTGTGAATATAGGTATCAAAAAAAATAATATATTGTCAAAATTAAAGGATATAGATAATGAGTCTTAAAGACGATGTTGTGAAAAATTTCGGTGATGATATTATCCTAAGTGGTAATGCTATAGTTGATAAAAAAAATGTGATAATACCAATTAGTCCATCATTAGACATAGTACTAAATGGAGGAATACCAGAAGGTAGCTTCGTAGTATTAACAGGACAACCAAAGTGCGGTAAAACAACAACCTCATTGGATTTTGCCGCTACTGCACAAAAACCAGAATATAAAGGAGCATTAAAAGATACACGAGAAGTGTACTACCTTAACATTGAAGGTCGATTAAAGAAACGCGATCTTGAAGGAATACCAGGATTAAATCTTGACAAATTCCATGTAATTGGTAGTCAGCAAGGCAAAATTCTTCATGCTGAGGAATATCTACAAATTGGTGAAAAAATTATTAATGAAATCCCAGGAAGTGTTGTTATCATAGACTCATATTCTGCATTATGCACAGAAGCAGAAATAACGAGTGAAATGGATAAGATGCAAAGAGCAGATGGGGCTAAATTATTAGCAAAATTTTGTCGCAAGGTCGCTAATGTTATTCCTGTTAATAAAAATATAGTAATTGGTATTACCCATCTTATGGGTAATCCTACCGGCTATGGTGCAGAATTCAAGGAGAAAAGTGGTCAGGCTATCGCTTATCAAACTGATATTAAACTAAGAGCTAAAACATTTAAACCTTGGACATTAAGTGCAGATAGTACTCAGATAGGACAAGAGATAGAATGGCAAGTAGTATGCTCTGCTTTAGGTCCACCAGGAGGTAATATCACAAGCTATATTAGATATGGCCAAGGGGTTGACAAATATATGGAAGCGATTACACTTGCTTCTGATATGGGTATCATACATAAAGGTGGTGCATGGTATACTTTGACTAGTTTGTCAGATAAACCAAAATTTCAAGGTGCTGAAAAAGTAAGACAGTATTTGTTAGAAAATGAACAAGCCTATAAAGATTTAGTATCAAGTATTAAAACAACAATGGGTCTTAAATGCTAGTAAAAGATTTGGATGGTAATAATCATAATTGGTTATTAACTGGTAATATGGCTAAGGGTAAAGTATCCAATAAGTCTTCTTATCATCTTTCCGCTAGAAATATTATTAATATTATATATCCAACATTACAAATTTTAGAAGAAGTACCAATACAGTTAAGAAAAAATGAAACCTTATATTTAGATTTTTATTTACCCTTAAAAAAAGTATGTATAGAAGTTCATGGCGAACAGCACTATAAGTTTATTGCATTTTATCACAATACTATATTAAATTTTTTGAAAGCACAAAAAAGAGATAAAGAAAAACAAGAATGGTGTGAAATCAATAGTATAAAGCATATTATTTTACCATATGATAAAGAAACAGAATGGAGAGATATCATTGTCAACCACTAAAGAACAAGTAGAGCATTGGGATAAAATTCTTGATGAATATGAAACATCTGTTGGTCTTGGTAAATATAGCGATATTCATAATTTTACTGAAGATGAACTTAATCAATATTTTACAATGAATCGTGATGTAATAGAGAAATTAACCCCAGAAGATTGTGCTCAAATATCTTATAGATTAGCACAGTATGCCTTTTTTATGCAAAGAACACTTAATAGAGAAATAGCTAGACATAACTGGGCTGAAGAAACAATAAAAGAAACTATTGCTGATGAAATTAATAATTACAAAGGATATGGATTTGTTGAAAAATCTTTACAAGCAATTAAACATAATGAAAAAGCATTTGCTCTCAATAAAATTAAAAAATATGCTCAACAAAGAATGGATAGATTGAGCTATCTTGCAAATAGTATTAAAAATTTATCAGATATTCTTCTTTCTGTACAAAGAACAAAGGTGAAACATGGATCTTAATAAATTATTCAGTGATTCTAATCCAAACGAAATCAAAAAATTGATCAGTTTATTGCAATCTATGGTTGACAATAGTTCATCAGATGGAGATAATGAATCTGAGGACAATGAAGATGAACAGATAATCAAAACCCGTTCACAAAAAACAAATACTAAACGATCAAAAAAACAAAACAATAAATTCTTATCTATGCAAGAAATGAATATGCATAAAGAAGATATTGAATTTCAAAAAAGGGTTTCTAAACATCCTCCAGTACCAAGGAATAGAGGATTTGAACCATTAAGAGTAAAATGTAGAGTTTGTGGAAAAACAGAAGAAGTTAATGGAGCATTAGTTGATTCTGTTGAAAGATATAAATGTAATAATTGTGCATCATCCGCTGGTTAATCAAGGAATAAAATGATATTATGTGATCCAGCAGCCGAGAGGGCTGTTTTAGCTGGTATTTGTTCATATGGTGAAGATGCCTATTTGGACATTATCGATATAGTTCAATCATCGACATTTACCATTGATAGTAATGGTATAATTTTTCAATGTTTAAAAAAAATCTGTGAAAGCGATAAAAAGCCCAAAATAGATTTGGCTTCAATATATTCTTCGGCACAAGAACTTGGATTTGCAAACATCTTATCCAAAAAAGAAGAAGCACAACATTTAAAAGCTGTTATAGATTTTCCAGTTAGTTTAGAAAATGTAAGAAAATTTGCAGCCAAAATACGCAAACTTGAAATAACAAGATTGCTTAGAAAACAATTAGAATCAGCACAAGATAAACTTTTAGATATTAATGGTAGTGAATCAATTTCTAGTATTCTGGGGATAGCAGAAGACACCATCTTTAATTTTTCTTCTTTATTAAATGATACTGATAATAATCCTGTTCATGTTGCAAAAGACATAGACTCTTACATCAAAAGTTTAGAAGAAAATAAAATTGATCAAATCGGCATACCCACCGGCTTTCCTGCTTATGATAGAGCGATAGGAGGAGGCTTTAGAAGAGGAACCGTTAATGTAATTGCTGCTAGACCTAAAACTGGTAAAACTTTATTAGCAGATAATATTGGATATTATATTGCAAATAAATTAAAAATTCCAGTTCTTAATATGGATACAGAAATGAGCACTCTTGATCATATTAATAGAATTCTAGCTATGAATACAGAGATTGAAATCAATTCAATTGAAACTGGAAAATTTGCAGAATCTCCAGATAAAAAGACAAAAATTATACAAGCATCAGAAACATTAAAAGAAACTCCTCTTTTCTATAAAAGTATAGCGGGAAAACCATTCGAAGAACAACTAGCTATTATGAGAAGATGGATAGTTAAAGAAGTGGGTTTAAATGATGATGGTTCAGCAAAAGAATGCGTTATAATATATGATTATCTAAAACTTATGGATAGTACCGGAATATCTCAGGATATGAAAGAGTATCAAGTTCTAGGCTTCATGATGACTAGTTTACATAATTTTGCCGTTAGATATCAGGTTCCAATATTATCATTTATTCAATTAAATAGAGATGGCATAACAAAAGAAAGTACAGATACTGCTTCCGGTTCAGATAGAATTATATGGTTATGTAGTAATTTCAGTATCTTTAAAAGAAAGAGCGATGAAGAAATAGCGGAAGATGGAATAGATAACGGTAATAGAAAATTATTACCATTAGTTAGTCGTCACGGTGGAGGATTAGACGATAATGATTATATCAATTGTCATATGAAAGGCTGGTGTGCCAAAATATCTGAAGGTAAGACAAGACTAGAATTATTAAATAATACTAAAAATAAAGACGAAGGATTTATAATTGATGACAACTCAAACTTTAATGACGAAGATGAAGACGCACCGCAAATCCCATTTAAATAATCAAGATAAATTAAAACTTGTTTGTGATGATTTATGCGATCATATTGATGAACTTTTAGATTTTCTAGATCTAAAGTATAGTATGAACAATAAAATGGTCTCAATGTGCTGTCCGATACACGATGGAGACAACCCATCTGCTATAAATATATATTATACTGGTGACTATTATAGAGGAAACTGGAAATGCAGAACTCATGGTTGCGATAAAATTTTTAAAGGATCGATAATAGGATTTGTTAGAGGCGTTATATCAAGTCAAAAATATGGATGGGTGAAAGACGGTGATCAAGGATGCTCGTTTGAAGAGGCTGTAGAATTTTGTCTAAATTTTTTGAAAAAAGATTTTAAAGACATAAAGGTATCAAAAACCGATAAAGAAAAAAAGCAATTTGCATCTATCATAGAAAATATATTTGATGATCGAAAAATAGAAAATAATAAAGTGTTGCCATCAAGAGATGCTGTTCGCAAGTCTCTTATTATGCCATGCGATTATTTTGTTAACAGAGGCTTTAACAAAGATATATTAGATAAATATGATGTAGGTCTATGTAACAAACAAGATAAAGAAATGTTTAATAGGGCGGTAGCACCAATCTATAATGATGATGCTACAAAAATGGTTGGATGTACTGCTCGTAGCATATTTGAAAAATGTGATCATTGTAAACATTTTCACGACCCTGTTTTAGAATGCCCAGATAAAGAAGATCTATGGAAATATTCAAAATGGAAACATAGTAATAATTTTAAGATAAATCATTATCTATATAATTTTTGGTATGCTAAAGAACATATAGCAAAATCTCATACGGCCATACTGGTTGAGAGTCCTGGAAATGTTTGGAAATTAGAAGAAAATGGTATACATAATAGTTTAGCTATATTTGGATCTTCATTGAGCGATAGACAAAAAATCTTATTGGATTCTTCTGGAGCAATGGCTATAGTTATTATAACAGATAACGATGAGGCAGGAGACAGTGCTGCCAAACAAATAGAATCAAAATGTAAAAATACCTATAGAATATTTCATTTTAAAATTTCTAAAAACGATGTTGCCGATATGACATCAGAAGAGATTCAAGCTGAAATTAAAAATAAATTAGAAAGAATAGTATGACTAAAATTATAGCATTTTCTGGTCGTAAACAATCTGGAAAAACTTCTAGTGGAGATTATTTACAATCATTATTAGATCATGCTGGCTTATCACAAAAATATAAATTATATAGTTTCGCTGATCCTTTAAAAAACGATATTTGTATGAATATTTTAGGACTAACATATGAACAATGTAATGGTACCGATGTAGATAAAAATACTCTAACAGATATATTTTGGCAAGGAGAGCAATTAACTGCCAGAAGAGTGATGGAGGTTGTTGGTACTGATATATTTAGATCACTTAAAAATGATGTTTGGGTAAGCTCTACAGTTAGAAAAATTCAACAAGAAAATTGTGATATTGCTATTATTTTAGATGTAAGATTTCCAAATGAAGTAGAAGCTATAAAATCTATCGGTGGACACGTTCTAAGGCTAACGCTAGATCCATTTCATTCTGAATCATCTAGCGAAAGCGCATTGGATCAAAAAATATATGATTGGAATAATTTTGATGCTATTATAAATAATATAAATATGTCAATTGAAGATAAAAATATTGCTATTAAAGATTTTTGTAAACATAAAAACATTATACCATAGAAATAAAAATAATATGATAATAACTTATTTAAGAAGTTCTAGTTATGGCACTCATTCTATGTGTGAGCAGCAATATTTTATAGAATATGTTCTTGGATTAAAAAGTCCATCAAATAAAAAAGCAGACAAAGGCACAATATGTCATAAGATATTAGAAATTTTAGCAGATATTAAGCTAGCTATTCAAAGCGATAAAACAATAATTAATGATGATATTGTTGGTAAATTAGATATTAATAATTATGATCTAAATAAAATTTCAGAACAAGTATATAAATATTATACTTCTCAATTTACTCACCATAAATGGGAATCTAAAGATCAAAAAGATTGTATTAATTGGGTTAATAAAGCTTTAACTTATAATAATGGTATGTTTGATCCTCGCAATAGAGAAATAGTACAATCTGAACAAAGATTTGATATTGAAATTAAAAAAGAATGGTCAAAATATGAATACGATTTGAATGGTGAGATAATCAAAGGTAATCTTGCTATAAAAGGAACTATCGATTTAATAACTAAGGTTAATGATTCTACTTTAGAAATAATTGACTGGAAAACTGGTCGTAGATTAGATTGGGCCACTGGAGAAGAAAAAACTCATGAAAAATTACAGAATGATCCACAGTTAAGAATGTATCATTATGCTGTTAGTCATATCTATCCTCAATATGATCATATAATGGTAAGTATTAATTTTATTAATGATGGTGGAGTATTCTCTATATGTTATGATAAAAGCGATTTACCAAAAACCGAAATGATGTTGTGTAAAAAATTCGAAACAATCAAAAAGAGTAATCGTCCTATTTTAAGTAAATCATGGAAATGCAATAAACTTTGTCATTTTGGTAAAACTACTTTCCAAGATTCTCACGTTCTTCCTATATTAGAGTATAGAGAAAATCAATTAGTACCACAAGGTAATTTTATGACCAAGTGCGAACAAATAAAGCATGATATCGATCTCAAAGGTATAAAAAGCGTTGTTGACGAATACACAACTCCGGGCTATACTGTAGGACACTACAAGTCTCCGGGAAGCACCTAAAATTTATGAATTATTCAGTACTACATTGTCATTCTATGCATTCTTTATTGGACGGGTTAAGTAAACCAAGTTCTATAGCAGATAGGTGCGTAGAAATTGGTGTTAAAGCATGCGCATTAACTGATCATGGAAATATTTCAGGCGCTGTTAAATTTTATTCGGCTATGAAAAAAGCAGGAGTAAAACCTATCTTAGGATGCGAATTATATATTTGTGATCAAGATGCATCAATTAAGGACGCATCCAATAAAAAACTAAGCCATTTTTTAGTATTGGCCAAAAATCTTCAAGGATGGAAAAGTCTGGTCCGTTTAGTTTCAGAGAGCAACAACCCTGATCTTTTTTATTTCAAGCCACGCCTCAATCTGGAGCGCCTAGAGAAGTATTGTCGAGGTAATCTGATAGGAGTCTGTGGTCATCTTGGGTCATACTTGGCCGATAAGATTTTGGATGATAAAAATGAACTAATTCCAGATTATCTTACCGTTGGTATTGAAGCAGTTAAAAAATTGCATTCTATATTTGGACCAGAAAATGTATTCTTGGAATCACAACTTATTGATCAAGAAAATCTTCCTTGTCAGGTTATTTTAACAAATGCTATTAGAGAAATTGGTAAAAAGACAAATACCAAAATTATAGCAACTCCAGATGCTCATTATGCTAGGCGTAGTGATGCTGTTGATCAAAGAATTTTATTATGTACTAATCTCAAAACCACATTACCAGAAATTAGTAGAAAAATCAGCAATAATGAAGATGTTCCAATGGGATGTTTTTTCTTGTCAGATAACTATCATATTCCATCTTATGATGAATTGATAGAGCTGCACCCTGCTGAAGAATTAGAGAATACTAATTTGGTAGCCTCTATGATTGAAGACTATAATATTTTAAGTAAACCAAGGCTACCGCCATTTTCTTGTCCAAAAGGCTACGATCCTGATACATACTTAAGACAACTATGTAGAAATGGTTGGAAACAAAAAATAGCTAATATAGTACCAAAACATGATCATCAACAATATACTGATCGTATCAAATACGAATTAGAAGTTTTACAAGGTGCGGGATTATCTAGTTATTTCTTGATTGTACAAGATGTTGTTGATTATGTTCGTAAACAAAATTGGCTTCCCGGTCCTGGAAGAGGAAGTGCTGCTGGATGTTTGGTATCTTATTTGATAGGTATAACAAGCATTGATCCAATAAAATACGGATTAATTTTTGATAGATTCTATAATGCTGGTAGAAATACAGCTGATCATATTTCTATGCCAGATATTGATGTTGACGTTCCTATTAATAAAAGAGAATATGTAATTGAATATATTAAAAATAAATACGGGGCAGATAAAGTCTCTCAAATGGTTACATTCAATACGATGAAGGGAAGAGGCGCTCTCAAAGATGTTTTAAGAGCATATGGAAATATTACATTTGATGAAATGAATAAAATAACTAAAAATATTCCTGATGAAGCTAAAATTGCTGATGAACTACAAGAAATGAAAGAAGAAACCGGGGAAGCATCTATTATTAGATGGGCATTAGAAAATAAGAGCGATGACTTAAGAGAATGGTGCTATATAGATGATAATAATGAATTACAAGGACCACTTGCAAAACGTTTCGAACAAGCTATTAGATTAGAAGGCACAAAAACAAACCAATCTAAACATGCTGCTGGTATTGCGATCAGTAGTATGCCATTGGGAGAATGTTGCCCCATGGTTTACGATACAAAAAATGATAAACCTATTGCAGGAATGGAAATGCAAGATCTAGAAAGTATCGGAATTATTAAGTTTGATATACTCGGCGTAGCAATGTTAGACAAAATTATGTTTATTGAAGATTTACTTTTACAAGGAGCTTAAAATGGCAACGGTAGAATTCAAAGACTTGGCAGAAGGAGCAGAGTTTATTTACAATAGTATACAGTATAAAAAAATTCCTGTTATCAAAGTAAGTTGTTGTACATCCTTGAATGCAGAGAATATTACTGATTCTAATAAAAAAATTATGATTAGACCACTAGAAAAGGTTGAAGTTAATGAATAATAACAAAATTTGCGTTTTTGATTTCGAGACAGATGGATCAAATCCAGATTTCTGTAGTCCTGTACAAATAGCTGCTGTAATGATAGATCCGGTTAGTTTAGAAATTATTGATGGTTCAGAATTTAATGTAAACTTTAAACCAGAAGTGATAGAACAGAATGAAAATTATGAATATACAACTGATATCTTAGATTTTCATGCTAAAGTTAGAGGATGTTCAAAAGCCGATATTCTAAAACAGTGGCAACAATATCCTAAACAAGAATATAGTTGGCAATTATTTATTAATTATTTACAGAATTATCATACTAGAAGTAGTCGCAAAAGTCAATTTAGCGCCCCTATTGCCGCTGGATATAATATACATAGATTTGATCTTCGTATTATAGAAAGACTTAGCTCAAAATATAATAATCTAAATAAAGAAAATCGATCAGATATCTTTTATCCTCGTGATACATTAGATATAATGGGACTAATGTTTTATTGGTTTGAAGCAAGTAATGAACTCAATAGTTATTCTTTAGATACTGTGAGAGAATACTTTGGTATTAGTGGAGAGGGTGCTCATGATGCACTAAAAGACGTTAAAGATTGTGCGGAAATATTAACGAGATTTATGAAACTACATCGTAATCTTTCATCGAAAGTAAAATTTAAAAATTCATTTTTGGGAAAATAATGTCTAAAAATTTACAATTTAATTGTGGATGTTCTTTTAAAATCAATGATAATAGTATCGAATTTAATCCTAATATTGAAACTATTAATTTAGATTGTCAAAAAACTTGGGATTTAATTAGCGATGGTAATACTAAGGGATGTTTTCAATTAGAAAGCAGACTTGGTAGGTCGTATGCTAAAAAACTTAAACCAGAAAATGTAGAACAGCTTTCTGCATTAATAGCAATTATTAGACCAGGATGCTTGGAGTCTTTTAAAGACGGTAAGAGTATTACCCAGCATTATATAGATATTAAAAATGGACAAGAGTCTATTGATTATCTACATCCATCATTAGAGCCAATATTAAAGACAACATATTCTCAAATGATTTATCAAGAGCAGGCGATGCAAATAGCAAAAGATATCGCGGGATTTAGTTTGCAAGATGCTGATTCTTTAAGAAAAGCTATCGGTAAAAAACTTCCAGAAGAAATGGCAAAAATTAAAACAAAATTTTTAGAAGGATGCAAACAAAGTAAAGTTGTTGACGAAGCAACTGCCGAACAAATATTCGGCTGGATTGAAAAAAGTCAAAGATATAGCTTTAATAAATCCCATTCTGTATCATATGCGATGAATGCTTATTTATCAGCATATGCTAAGGCCCATTTTCCGAAAATCTTCTTCTCCTCTTATTTGTCTTTTGCTAAAGATAAAGTAGATCCACAAGATGAAATTAAGGAATTAATCCAAAATGCAAATGAGATGGATGTTGATGTAAGAACGCCAGATCTTAGAAATCTAAATAGATTTTTTCTATTAAAAAATGATAAGATTTATTTTGGACTAACAGATATAAAAGGTGTTGGTCAATCAGTTTTTGATAAAATAGTTTCAATTGTTAAAGAGTCCCATATTCATCTAGATACTGCCTGCTGGTATAAAATACTATTTAAATTATTGGTTAATATTAATTCTACAGCAGCAAAAGCATTAATACAAAGTGGTGCCTTGGACTATCTTAGTAAACCAAGACAAACAATGCTCTATGAATTTAATACTGTCAGCAATCTTACAAAGAAAGAAATAGAACACGCTCTTAATTATACCGTAGAAAATACTAGCCTAATAATTATTCTAAATAAATTAATAGGAAATAGTAAGATTAATAAAAAACGTAAAGAAAATCTTGAAAATTTGATTTATAATCTTCAACATCCTCCTCATTCGTTGAGTGATCAAGCTGAATGGATATCTGATTGTGAATATACTTTATTAGGATATTCTATATCTTGTAGTAAGGTTGATCTTTATGATATAAGTATGACAAATACTTCTTGCCGTGACTTTAAAAATGGTATTAATAATCAAAAATTAATTATGGGTGGAGAAATAACTGGTTGTAATGTTACCCAAACCAAAACTGGTAAAACAAAAGGATCAGATATGGCTTTTGTAACATTACAAGACAATACTGGTGCTGTAGACTCAGTAATATTTTTTCCAGAAACATATAAAAAATATCGTAATATTTTATTTGCAGGACATGTTATTATAGTGCAGGGAGCACGATCAAAAACTGGAGACTCGTTCATTGTTGAAAAAGCTTATGTGGCAAGATCTTGACAACTCACTCCACCATGATATAATACGTTACAAAGTGTTTGGTTTTGGTTTTAACTTTTTTAGGAGATAATTATATGAATTTAGTTATTTTAAAGGGTAATTTGGCTAGAGATCCTGAATTAAGGATGGTTGGTGGCGAAAAGCAAACAGCCGTTGTTAATTTTTCCATTGCTGTTAACCGTGAATTTATACGAGCAAATGGAACTCTAGATAAGATTACAAGTTTCATTTCTTGTGAAGCCTGGGATAGCGGAGCAGAAGCGATTGCAAAGGCTTTAAAGAAGGGTGATCTAGTTCTAGTTGAAGGATCACTAAGAAATGATAGCTGGGAAAAGGATGGAGTAAAGCATAGTACTATTAAGGTTAGGGTAAATAATTTTGCTCCATTAGCAAAAGCTCGCAGCAAATCAGCGTCAAGCGAAAGCGATGCTGATGTAGAAGAAACAGTATCGTTCTAATTAATCAATTGATTATTATTCTAGCAGTTAGGACATATCCATTGGTATGTCCTTTCTGTTATGAATATCAAAATAGGAATACTTATGAAGAAAAGAATATTTATTTGTAATGAAGCTAGTTTTATAGCAAGTGGTTATGGTATACATGGTAAAGAACTTTTAACTAGACTTCATAATAGTGATAAATATGAGGTTGCAGAATTAGGCTGCTATTCAACAGTAAATGATCCTAGGATTCAAAATATACCATGGAAATTTTATCCTAATCTTCCTAAGCCTGATGATACTGAAAAGCTAAACGAATATAAAAGCAATGGAAATAACCAATTCGGTCTTTGGAGATTTAATAAAGCTATAATAGATTTCAAGCCGCACATTGTTTTCGATGTTAGAGATTACTGGATGTATGCTTATCAAGAGACTAGTCCTTTACGAAAATATTTTAAATGGATTCTAATGCCAACGGTTGATAGCGCTCCTCAACATTTTGAATGGTTATCAACTTTCTGCAATGCCGATATGGTTATGCCATATACTGAATGGGCAAGAGATGTTCTTGTGAATTCTTGTGGAAATAAGATTAATTTATTTCCTAAAGTTGCATTGGCTGGTGTTAACCCTAATGATTTTTATCCTATTGATGATAGAGCATCTCTTAAAGAAAAGTATTTTGGTAGAAAAGATGCTATGATTACTGGCTTGGTTGTAAGAAACCAAAAAAGAAAACTAGTATCAGATATTCTATTAACATATAAAAAATATCTAAATACATTATTAATTTCTGGTAATAAAGATCTTTATGATAGATCATTCTTATACCTACACACAACATATCCTGAAGAACACGGATGGAATATTCCTGCTTTACTTTTAGAGTTTGGTATGTTAGATAAAACTTACTTTACTCATAATTGCAGAAATTGTGGCAATATAGAAGCCTCCAAATTTCAAAATGCTGTTACTGTTTGTCAGAAATGTAATAGTGCATCAAGAACATTTCCTAATCCAACAAATCCGCTCAGTACTGAAAAATTAAATGAAATATACAATTTGTTTGATTTATTTATACAGTATGCTATCTGTGAAGGATTTGGTTATCCTCAAATAGAAGCAGCGGCTTGTGGCGTTCCTATTGCTAGTGTTGATTATAGCGCTATGTCAGAAATATGCCGCGATCTAAATGGAACAAAAATTCCTGTTAAGAGACTATTTAGAGAACTCGAAACAAATGCAGATAGAGCATATCCTGATAATGATTTTACATCAAAGATGATATATGATTATTTTATCAATTATTCCGAAGAAAATGCTAAAAAATTATCTGCTGAAACTAGACAATTATGCATAAATAAATATACTTGGGATAATGTATATAAGATATGGGAAGAATGTTTCGATAGTATAGACATATCAGATTTAAAAGATTGGAATGATCCTACTATATCAGAAGTATCGACAAATATGTCTGTTCCTGGAAATCTATCAAAAATAGAATTTGTCAAATATATTTGCGATAATATAATTAAGGAACCAAAACTATTTTATAGTGGACATATACAAATGCTTCTTAGAGATTTTCTAAGTGGTATAGTAGCTAAAAATAGTAATATTACAACTATAAATCATCAAGAAGTTGTAAATATATTAGAGCAATATTTAGTTAATAAAGTTAATCATGAAAAATTAAGAGTAAATTCACACTTATTAAAACAAGAAGATTTTATAACATGTCAGAATCCAAAGAGATGACAATAAATAATATTCATACGTCATGTAAAGATTGCGTTTTTGCAACATATGATCAAAATACACAAACCGATTGTCAGTTAAATCTAATAAATAGATATAAGGAAAGTGGAACTTCAATCATAGAAGCATATGATGATGATAAAGAATTCTTTATAGTTAACGATAGGAAATGTATCGGATACCGAACAGAGTCTTGGTATACTAATCTAGGATTAGAATTATCTATCGAAGAAAAAATAAAACAAATAAAAGAAACTTTTAGACTAAAATATATTTTATTTATTGATTTAAAAAATATCTCTATAGATAAACTACAAATAATCTTTAATGATATAAAAAATGCTGATATTAAACCATCAAAACTGATCTTATTAAGGTATAATTATACAAATAAAATTTTTGATTTTGATTCACTTAAAGAGCTAATAGAAAATAGCGACCTTAACTGTGAGTGGCGTGTACAAACAATGGTTGATGATGAAGTTACACTAAAGAGCTTAATATCATCTACTATTGCCACGAATACTAAATATAAGTTTATTCTGTATATTTCTGAATATACTGATCTATTAAATAAAATAATTAATGAAGCTAATAAGATTATTTATGATGATCTAAAAACATTTATAGTACTATCTGATAAAGAGCATAATGCAAAATTATTTTTAGGACTATTATATAGATATGTTTGGCATTCATCTGGCGTAGATATATTGGAGGAAACTAAAGATTTCACGATAGTATCATGAAAATTATTATTCTAGGAGATAAATACCAAAAAGGAAGTAAAAGTCAAGGATGTGCCGGATTAATAAAGATTAATAATAATTCAAATATATTAGAAAATCAGTATCTTATATTAAAGTCAAGTTTCCCAGATTCAAAAATATTTTATGTATATGGATTTGATAATAAAAAGATCATATCATATTTTGAAAATAAAAAACTAAATATTAATTTTATATATAATGAAAAATACGACGAATACAACGAAGGGTTCTCTTTGAGTCTAATTAAGGAGTACATAGATTCTGAAACATTAATTATTTCTGGATATAATATATTTTCTCCAAATTGCTTTAAAAAATTTGATACAACACACTCTCAAGTTTTTGTTGATAATTCGGAAAATAGCAAAATAGGATGTATTATAAATAATAAAAATATTCTTGAGAATATCTTTTATGATCTAGATAATAAAATTCATTCAATGTTTTATCTAAACAAACCAGATGCAATCATTTTTAATAACTTATTACAATCAAAAGTATATAATGCTTTTCTATTTGAACTAATCAATACTTGCATATCATCAGGTTGTAATATAAAATTAAAAAATCTAAATAAAAACATAAGACATTATAAAACCACTAACAATACTAAACAATATGAAAAACATTAAATTATCATTTTTTATAGATGGCACAGATTCTTCCGAAATCTTGGTTAAAATTAAGGAATATTTCTCACAAAAATATACTATAGACGATGTTATAGTATTCAGTAAAGATCCTATAATTAGCAGGATGCCAAAAGAGTATGGAATATTATCAACATACCACTTAACTTTCTATAAAGGAATAATAGTCTTTTTCACGCTAGAGGATTATTTATCCCATGAAAATATTTCATTATCAAAAGAAAGATACCTATTCATAAATGATAAAACAATTAAAGATATAGAATCTATTAATAGATCAACTATACAAAATATTAATATGATAACTATGAACGAAGATAAAACTATTCAATTAACAAAATTACCATCAACATTATGAACAACTATAATAACTTATCAGATTCCAAAAAAAAACAAATTCTAGAAAAAGAATATTGCTCGCTAAAAAAAAGCTTTGGTGAGATAGCATCTTTATATAACACTTATTCTAATAAATTAAGAAGAGACGCAATAAAATTTGGATTATCTATACGATCCAAAAGTGATGCTCAAAAAAATGCCTTATCCAAGGGTGTTGCTAAACATCCAACAAAAGGAAAAGAAAGATCAATTACAGAAAAAAATAAAATTGGACTCGGAGTAATGAAAAATTGGGAAGAGCTTCCTGATAATGAACTTCAAAAAAGAAAAAATAAAGCTAAAGAAAATTGGGATAAATTATCAGATGATACTAAAGCTAATATGATAAACTCAGCAAATGCTGCTGTAAGAGTTGCTAGTAAAGTCGGATCTAAATTAGAAAAATGTATACTAGAAAATTTACTAGCAGACGGATACAAGGTTGATTTTCATAAAGAACAAATGTTATCAAATACCAAGCTACAAATAGATATTTTTCTACCAGAAGATAATATTGCTATTGAAGTAGATGGACCTTCTCATTATGAACCAGTATGGGGCGACGAAGCATTAAAACGTAATAAGTCTTATGATAATAAAAAGACAGGACTCATACTGGGAAAAGGGTTGGTATTAATTAGAATTAAACAGATCAAGGACTTTTCACCATCACGCGGACGATTATTATATGATCAGCTGAAAACCGTTCTGATGCAAATTAAAGAAAAATTCCCGGACACAGACAACAGATATTTTGAATTAGGAGAATAAGATGGCTAAAAAAACTATTGTATCTACAGAAAATACTATCGAAATAACAGAAGCAAAAACTGTTGTTAAACCAGCTATGCACAGCTTAGAGTGGACAGACTATGTACTAAGCTTATTATCAGATGATGAAAAAATAAAGGGCAATCCAACAACTGATGGATTAAGAAGAATATTTGAAATTGCTCTGGATTGTACTGTTGTTACATCTTCAACCAAAGTAGCACAGTGTCCCGACCATAATAATGAAAAAAGAGCCACCGTGGTTCACTCCATAGGCTATATTTTAAATTCACCGACCAAGGAGACAGAAAAACAAAACACGATCAATATAGATGGTGCCGCTGACGTTTACTGGGGGAATTGCGATAAGATCTATAGAAATCATCCAGTAGCAGTTGCTGAAACAAGAGCAGAAGGACGAGCATTAAGAAGAGCCCTGAGATTACGCAAAGTGGTTGCCGCAGAAGAAATAGCCGAAAATATCGAAGACCATGTTGATGGAGATAGTATAGGTAAAATAACACCAAATCAGATTAATTTTATTGATGTTTTAGCAAAAAGACTTGATATTAATATATCTAAAACGTTAGAGAAACTTGCTTTATCAAACGATAATATCTATAATATTAAATATGACGACGCTGTTATTATTGTCAAAACACTATCAGATTTCCAGCAGGATCACTCAAAAATGTCGTCGGATCTTATTGGATATGATGAAACATGGAAACATAGATCATGAAAATTTTCTACAAAGTTAATGATAAGCTCACTTTTGAATTAGAGGCAGAAGGTCAAAAAGAAATTTTTAAAGAACTAGCAACTATTCAAGAGATTTTTAGCGAAGAAAAGTGCGGACTCTGTGGAAGTACCAATATTAAATTTGTTGTTAGAAGCGTTGATGGTAATGATTATTACGAATTAAGATGTAATGATTGTGGAGCTGTCTTAGCTTTTGGTCAACATAAAAAAGGTGGCACTTTGTTTCCAAAAAGAAAAGATGATGATGGAAATTATATGCCCAACAAAGGTTGGCATAAGTTTGTAAAAGATACTAAGGATAAATGAATAATACCACTATAGTAACAGGTATTTGGGATTTAGGAAGAGACTCTCTTTCTGAAGGCTGGGGAAGAAAATTCGATCATTATATAGAAAATTTTAAAAGATTACTAAGTATACAAGAATTAAATCTTGCTATATTTATTGATTCTTCCCTTGAGGATCTGGTATGGAAATATCGTAATAAAAATAATACGGTAGTTTATAAACACTCTATAAATGAATTTAATGGAGCGTTTTTCCCATTTTTTGACCAAGTACAAAATATACGTTTATCTGAACAGTGGCAGAATCAAGTAGGTTGGTTAAAGGATAGTACTCAGGCAAAAATGCCTTTGTATAATCCTATGGTTATGAGCAAAATGTTTTTATTACATAATGCTAAAATATTTAATCCATTTAATAGTACTCATTATTTTTGGTTAGATGGAGGAATAACAAATACTGTACATCCAGGATATTTCAGCCATGATAATGTAATAGAAAAAATAGAATCTATTACAGAAAAGATGCTATTTGTATGTTTTCCTTATGAGACTAAAACAGAAATACATGGTTTTGATATTAATGCAATGAAGAGATATGGGAAAAACAATGAGATAAATAGAGTTGCCAGAGCAGGTTTTTTTGGTGGACACAAAGATTATATTTCATCAGCAAACACACTATATTATTCTTTATTGCAAAGTTCTTTAAATGAAGGATATATGGGTACTGAAGAGAGTATCTTTACCCTTATGACATATCTTGAACCAAATACATATCATATTGAAATGATTAATGAAGATGGTTTATTAAGTACATTTTTTGAGAATGTAAAAAATAATACTACTAAACAAGATAAAATTAAAACAACACAGAATTATAAACATAATAAAATATCTTTATATATTAATACTTTTAATTCTCCAGAACAATTACAAATGGTTTTGGACTCTTTCTCTAAACATGATAAAAGATTTATAGAAAATACTGAAAAAATTCTTATTAATAATTCCACTAAAAATGAGTTATTTGAAAAATACGATAATATCTGTTCAAAGTATAACTTTATAGACCATATCAAAAAAGGTAATCTTGGTATTTGCAGAGCAAGACAGTTAGCCGCAGAACACTTTAAAGAATCTGGTAATAAATACATGTTATTCTTTGAAGATGATATGCTTTTAGACTTTAACAATAATTGTGATTTTGGTTTTAGTAAAAATGTTAAAGATCTATTTACTAATATGGTTAGAATTATGGATTTGGAAAAATATGATTTTTTAAAATTAAGTTTTAGTGAATTTTATGGTAATAATGGTCAACAGTGGAGTTGGCATAATGTTCCTAGTCCAAAAAAAGAAGAATATTTTGGTAATATAAATTCAAAACCTCCAACAAAATTTAATACTATTCATAGTTTAAACAGTGTTATTTATGCTGATGGCGAGATTTACTATTCAAACTGGCCTCATATTATAAGTCAAGAAGGTAATAAAAAATGCTTCTTAGATACAACTTGGAATAGTCCATTTGAACAAACATGGATGAGTCATATTTATAGTTTAACAAAAAACAATATAGTCAAACCAGCAATACTATTACATAGTCCCATAACACATAATAGAGTTCATCATTATGAAGCCAAAGACAGAAAAGAAAATTAAGAAAAAAACAAACATTGTAGAAACCCCAAATACTATTTTTGTACAGATAGCCTCTTATAGGGATCCTCAGTTATTACCCACAATTGAGGATATGTTACGTAATGCTAAATATCCAGAAAATATAAGTATTGGTATAGCATGGCAGCACTGTAATAGTGATACTTGGGCGGATATAGAAAAATATGCTGATGATAGCAGATTTAAAATTATAGATATACCATATGAAGAAAGTAAGGGGGTTTGTTGGGCCAGAAATAAAGTTCAACAACTATATGATGGAGAAAAGTATACTCTGCAAATAGATAGTCATCACAGATTTGTTAAAAATTGGGATGAAATATTAATTAATATGATAGTTGATCTACAGAATAATGGTTATGATAAGCCATTATTAACAGGATATATACCGAGTTTTGATCCTGATAATGATCCTGCTGCAAGAGTTAATACTCCGTGGAAAATGAACTTTGATAGATTCATACCAGAAGGAGCGGTATTTTTTCTACCGGCTAATTTTGACTCTTGGGATGATCCAACAAAACCATTGCCAGCAAGATTCTATAGTGCGCATTTCGCTTTTACAGTAGGAGAATTTTGTAAAGAAGTTCCTCATGATCCATATTATTATTTTCATGGAGAAGAAATTAATATTGCAGCCAGAGCTTATACCTGTGGATATGATCTATTTCACCCCCATAAAGTAATATGTTGGCATGAGTATACCAGAAAAGGCAGAACCAAACAATGGGATGATGATAAGCATTGGGGAGCCAGAAATACAGAATCTCATTTAAGAAACAGAAAACTCTTCGAGATGGATGGAGAAAAAAGAGATATAGATTTTGGAAAATATGGATTTGGTAATGTCAGAACACTAAGAGACTATGAAAGATATTCTGGTCTTAGTTTTAAATATAGGGCCATACAACAGGATGTTTTGGATCATAAGCCTCCACCAGATCCGTCTAAAGATTTAACAGATGAAGAATTCGATAGCAAATTATTAAAAATATTTAAACACTGTATAGATATTGGATATAATCAAGTTCCAGAAAATGATTATGATTTTTGGGCAGTAGCATTCAAAGATGAAAATGGTCAGGATATGTACAGAAAAGATGCTGATAAAGAAGAAATTATAAGGATGAAAAATGATCCTGATAATTATTGTAAAGTATGGCGAGAGTTCCAAACGGATAAAAAGCCTCATAGTTGGATAGTTTGGCCGCATAGTATTAGTAAAGGATGGGCAGATCCAATTACTGGATTTTTACCATGATTAATAATTTTTGTTTTCTTAGTGAAGCTAATTATCCTAATTATGTTAATAGGATACAACAATATTCTATTCCAAGATATTTAGAACTTAATATTAATATACCTTTTTATATAAGCACTAATTATAAAAATTTATTTAAAGAAGAATATTTAAATCATGAATATATTAAAATTTATGATATTGAAGAACTTAGAAAAAATAATATCAAATCTCAGAATTATGAATTATTACCGTCAGATCCCACAGGAATATATCCAGCAAGATATCCGTGGAATTTAAGACGTTTTATTTTAGAAAAAGCCATAGATGATGGATATTTAGGATTATTTTTTATAGAGTGCGACACTAAGATTCATCCTGGTATTAATAATAGTCGTTTAATAGAACTAATGAATAATCTTTATAGTCCCAATACTGTTAAAACCTCATCTGCTAGATTTGTTTATAAAAACAGATCTCCAGCTTGTGTGTTTGATTATCATAATGAGTATATAAAAGATTTAAAATTAAATTTTAATGATGAGGATTATGATAGTCTGGATGGAACAAATCAATTATTTTTTGGTAAAGATACAGAGAGTTTGAAACAATTTATTAATACATACTGAAACACCATTTATAACAGAACATTCTTTTGATGATAGGTATTAAATTACAGTATTATTATGTTTAAAATATTAGATTCTAAATTAGCAGATGCCGGATTCTATATAAATCTTGATGAGTCTATAGAAAGGAAAAATTTTATAGAAAATCAGAAAGAAATTTTTAGTATAAGTAATCTGGAAAGGTTTTCTGCTTTATCTAATGAATTAAGACAATCATCTTGTACAGAAAGTCATAGGGCAATTTTTAGAAAATGTATCAATAATGGTATTAAAAAAACATTTGTAGCAGAAGATGACTTTGTTATAAATGCAAAATTTAATTTCTTAAATAAGAATATAGAATTATCTAGTATTTTAGAGTATCTGGTAGATTTTGATGATTATGATGTTTTAATGTTTGGATGTAACCCTAAGAAAAAACTTATAGTTCAAAGTAAATATATAGCAAAAAATTTGAGTAGCACAGGAGCCTGGGCATATATAATAAAAGAAAATGCTATGAAATATATATTAGATAACTATAATTATAGAAAAGATTACTGTGCTATAGATGATATATTACCAAGTTTAAATGGTAAAGGATTTAAAACAGTTGTAACATTACCACAAATTTGTAATCATAGAGATGGTATAGAATCAACATTACAGCCACATGTTGGAGTAACACACTACTCTACTTGGATAAATGGTAATTGGGATAAATATTTTTTTGATTATATAAAGAATGAAGATGAGCTAATCAAGTCTATAGATAATGAATATCTAGTACCTCAAAAATTAACTGTTGTTATAACGGGACATTCTGTAGAAAATTGGCTATTCCACCTAAGATATTTATTACAGAGTATGCCAAAAATATTATTTGATTGTCATTTTATAGTATGTTATGATAATTTTAGTTATGATGATAAGTTTAATTTATCAAAATTTTTTAGAGATGTTAAATCTGAAATACATCCAACTATAGAATATGTTAATGGTGGATTGATTAGTTCTCTTAAAAAAGTTTTATCATGTATTAATACAGAGTATTTTCTATGGTTAGAGCATGATTGGGTATTTTTAAAACAAAATATAGACTTTTTCAATATTATTAAAGCAATGGATAATAATAATTTTATTAATTCAATATGGTTAAATAAAGACGATAATAATCCTAGGGGTTTTGATATTTGCGAATATAATAATAAAATAACTCCATATGAACTAGACAATAGAATAGACGAATGCGATATTGTAACCACATGCAGATGGTCAAATAATCCTGCTATACATAGAACATCAAGAATGAGAGAATTATTTGATAAGTATATTAATAATGAATATGTAGATTTAACTAATCAAAGATCTCATAATATAGAAGAGAAAATAATACCAATTTACCGTAAAGAAATTGAAGATTATGGTTGGGAAGCAGTTAAAGACACTTGGGGTACATATGTATACGGTAATTTAAATGATAGCCCTTGTATGGGCCACACAGACGCTACAAGAAGGTATCAGGGAGGAAGCAAGTCTATGCCAGAGATCAATGGCGAGAACTATATAAACCAAAATCCTTTAAAAGATAGTGATTAATTTATGTTTAATTTTACTAATGCTAATTTACTATTAAATAGACCAAATCATACGATAGATGCTAGTATAATTTCAAAAGAACAGATAAGATATATTTTAGCAGTGCTAGATAGTGTATTAAGTCAAAATATTCAAGGAGACGTTGTTGAATTTGGATGTTATGTTGGCGAGTCATCAAAATATTTAAGAATGATGCTAGATCATCATTTATCTACAAAAAAATTATATGTTTATGATTCTTTTGATGGATTACCTCCATTAAGTAAATATGAAGAAAATACTGGGTGGCAACCAGGAACATTAAAAACATCAGAGTCCGTATTAGTAGAAAATTTTTATAACAATGGATTAAAACCACCAATAATTACTAAGAATTGTTTTGGATTTTTGGATGGTGATTTTTATGATAGTATTTATGATAGTTTATCTAAAGCCTATCCTCTATTATCTGTTGGAGGATGCTTAATGTTTCATGATTATGAAAGAAATGATCTTCCAGGAGTAAAAGCAGCTATAATAGATTATATGAAAAATTATAATGATAATTCATATACTTTAATTAAAATTTATGAACAACTGGGATTATTAATTATTCTATAATATTATCTTTTCTTAATAAAATATTTTCACTAAATATTGCACTATCCCAAGTAGGCTTAAAACTACTAAGTGTTGGTAATGTTGCTCCTGAAATATCAGATATATATTGTGAATTGTGGATATTAATATTTGGATTACTAGTATATGGATAATTAACATATGTTAATTTTGTTGTTTGTATATTATTAGCTAAATTAAGACTATCCTCATAATATAAAATATCGTCAACATATCCATTATTATAGAAATTATAAAAAACATATCCGTCATTAGAATTATACGTTAACCATGGAGCTTGTTGTTGTAGCCAGCCGGTGTATATATCATTTCTCTTAATATCTTTTCTTCTAATAGTATTGGTAGATATTTGATGTCTAGATCCTATATTATCTAGTCTAGTAAAATTAGTTTGATAACCTTCAGCATATTTAATAGCATATAATTTATCAGAATTATATACACTCTGATTTGGAACAGCAAACCTGGAAATATATGGCGAAGCATTTTTGAAATAAAAATCTATTAACTGTAAGGGACCAATAGGAAAACTATAGTCCTTAATATTTTTATTATATATTTTATTATTAAGATAATACTCTTTCCATGTTGTATTATAATCTATAACAATTGCTTCTGGCGCAGAAACGTATCCTCTTCCAGGATCCGTAATTGTTACAGTTTCAATAATACCCTTACCGGTATATATTGAACCTAATATATCTTCGCTAATATCTATAGAGTAAGTCGCCTTTCCTCCTATACCTCCTCCTCCAGAAAAATAAATCTCAAATTTTCTTAAATTATAATCGCCACTATTTGTTTGTGGGAAAAATCCTTCTCCTCCATCTATAACATCTACATTAGATATCTGTCCATACTGATTAATTTGTACTAAAAATTCTGGTTTATGATTCCAACTAGTAGGTACTCCGGGAGTTTTGCAAATTAATGTACTATAACTCGAAAAACCTGTAGCGTCTGATATAGTAAGATCACTATATATATATCTACTATATCCATCAGCTATAGCTTGATTGTTTTCTAATGAATAATATTCTCCAACATCAGGATAACTATAAGAATAATTATCAAATAATCTAATAAATTTACTAGCTCCATTTAAAGATAGAGTTGCAGATTCCGTATCTCCTAATTCGTCTTCAATAGCTAAAACTGGATTTACATCAAAAAATGCTAACATATTAATATGGTGATCGTCATTATTATAAGAATATCCAGATGGACAAATAAACCCACAGCGAGTTCCTGAGGGCCAATAGCTTGAATAATAAGAATCATATATTGGAAATGATAGTCCTATTATCTCTCCAGAAACAGAAAAAAATGGATCTATAGGATAAGTAATAAATGTTCCAGAACTCACAGATTCATCATAAAAATATTCTGTAATATAGTTTGTGGTGCAACTAGCATAATTATTTTCGATATTTATTAATGAATTTATTTTATTAATATTTCCATAAGCATCTATAATTTTATCTATATAGTATAATTGATCATATATTGATGAATATTTATTTGTTGTAATATACTGATCCTCTGTACTATTTTCACAATATCCTGGTATACCTGTTGTTGATATTGCTATAGATGAAGATTCTAAAAATGTTTTTGTAAAAACTAATGTAGTATCATCAAAAGCTATAATTGGTTTTTCATTAAATAAATAACCAGATAGGGTAGAGCAATAGTACTCACTACCGCTATAGTTAATATTGTAACTATTAGTAATAAATTTATTATCAGCTACATATGCATTATATGGTAATATTTCTCCACTAGAATCTTTCATAAGATCATTTATTAGAATTTTTTGAATACCATGAATAGTTTGACCATATAAATATATGCCAATAGATTTATTGGAATTACAAGTATTGTAATCATCTCCTCCATCTGTAATTTTAATATTTGAACATATTCCTTCTATTTTAGCCTGAGCTTTTGCTGGTTTAGATATTGAAAACTGAGAAAAATCTTTTTGCTCTCCATTTATAATTACTTGAGGTGGATAAGAATAATTTTCTCCATTATTCGTTATGGTTGCTCCCAAAACTTTATAATTTACTTCTGGAGTAAAAGAACAAGGGGTTCCACTATGAGTAGACTGTAATATAACTTCGGCTTGGGAATTAATCGGTCCATCTCCACCTTCGAATAAAATTCTAACATTTGGAGTACCAGAAGTTAAATTTAATCCAGGGTCAGATATGTATACTTTATCTAAAGTTCCAGATAATGTCAATCTAATTTCTAAACCATATCCTTCATCATTGGAGTTAATACTAATATACGGAGCTGTTTGGTAAAATTGTCCAGGATTATCTATATTTATCTGTGTAACACTGCCATCTGATATTAATGCTGTAAGATTTGCCCTGACTCCTTTTATAGGATTATAACCTCCTATTAAATTAATTGTCGGCGCAATAGTATAATTATATCCAGTATTTAATATATCTATTTTACCAATAGAATAATTTATAGAAGCTATAGCTTTTGGCTCTCTTGTTTCTTTAAACGGAGAGGATATTGTACTGCCTATAATTTTTAATGTGGGTTGTGAAGCAAAAGATTGAAAATTACCAGAATCAACTATATATCCTTCATAAGAAGCAACTGTCGGCGGAATAATTTCTACCGTTGGCTGACTAGCATAACGACCTCCATCTAGAATATTAATCTTTGATACTCCATAACTCATTCTTGGAATTATAATAGCGTCACTAGATACAGTGAAAATATTAGTTGTATGACTTGGGGTCACAGTATGAGTAGCAGATACTGTACATGTTGGGGACGAGGTTTTTGTTATAGTCGGTGTTGATGTAGATGTTTTAGTAATCGTTGGAGTTTGAGTTTTAGTCTTTGTTACTGTAGGAGTTGGACTAAAAGATTTAGTAACGGTTGGGCTTGGCGTTAATGTTTTAGTAACAGTTACTGATGGAGTAGGAGTTACTGTTGGTAAATTAAATGTAGCAATTGGGCCATGAAGAGCCTTATGTGTTGGCGTTATACTTATCGTATTAGTCGGCGTCGGAGTATGTGTCCAAGATGGAGTTTTTGATTTGGTAAGAGTCGGAGTAAAAGTCACAGTAGCACTTGGAGTAGCAGTATTACTAGGAGTAACAGTCGGAGTTGATGTGGTGGTTGGTGTTGGTGTTTGAGACTCAACGATAGGATATAAAAATATACTAGCTCCACTAGGCTTAGGTAAAGTTGGTAATGGTTTTCTTTTAATAAGTATCTTTGGAATTTGAGTATAATTTTTACCAGGATTAATAATATTCACTCCTGATATACCCCCATTAATAAAACAACAACCAGAAGCCGCAAATCCCGGTATATGTCCTTCTATTAAAAGATTTGGCGCCTTAGAAAAACCAAATCCTTCATTTATAATATCTAATTCTTTTATATTCCAATAATCCTCATTTAAAATACTCATTATAGGAATAATTGAAGCTCCTCCAATATTATTTTCTATTGTAATTGTTGGAATAATATCTCTATTAAATAATCCTGGGTTTATTATTTTAGTTTTATAGATATATCCAGATATAATTGCTTCTAATTTTGCATTTTCTCCATCTCCTTCTACTATTAGATCTGGCGCTTCGTTATACGATCCACAGTCTACTATTTCTACAGATTTTATAAATCCACTTATTTCACATATTGCTTCGGCACTTAATCCACTACCACTAAAAATAATATTTGGTTTATCTATATAATCATTACCACCAATAAAATTATTAATATTTTCTATACTACCAATAGAAATAATATCTGCGATTGCGCCATTACCTCCACCTCCTTCGATAGTTATTGTAGGTGGTGAAATATATCCATTACCAGTATGATCAATACCAATAGCTACAACTTTACCATTAAACTCAGAAACGTTGCCTTCGGCTTCTTTTGGTCTTCGATCCAAATAAACACTAACTGGTATTTGTAAATTTGATCCTCTGTTTTCTACTAATAATCCATAATCAGCTATTGGTAATATATCCATTATAGTCTTTCTTTTATTAACCTATTTTATAAGCATTTCCTAAATTATCTATTAAAATATTTCCAATAATATTATCAAAGCTGCTAGAAAAACTAGTCATATGATTATTACATAATTTAGTTATATAATACACATAAGCTGGTTCACCTATAAGATGACCACGGAGTACATTTAATTCGCCAAAATTTGTTATTATAATACTATCAAAATTAGAATTTTTAATTGATAGTCCACTAGCCATCAAAATATCAGTATTAAGATAATGGTTAAATTTAAAAGAATCAAAACTTATTTCTTCTGGAGCTGTATAGGCAGATGTATTAAGCTCGAAGCTATAATCTATATCACTACCTGAAATACTAGTCATAGAATAACTTTCATATGAATGCCCATTAATCATACCGATACTATTTAAATATAATGAGTTACCGCACGGAGATGCTGTCCTAGATCCTACCGCTCCATCTGCACCAGTAGGGATACTAATGGTGTAGTTCATACCACTAGTAACTAATACTGGAAATGGATTATGTCCAGTTATTTCTAATGTTAAATCACCAGATGCTATTATCTCTCCTTGTAAACAACATGTTGTATCTTGATATATTATTTGTGGTATTATCTTTTGTTTAACACATTGTATATCCTCTAGATTAATCGTTGGAATATTTTTGATAGTATATATATTATTTATACTAGCATTACCATAATATAAAGCATAATTAATATTATCGATTGGAAATATATTGATAGATTTATTTATAATAGCAGTAAAAGATCCTGTGGGACTGGTATAAGTTATTTCTGCTAGATTATATTTTGTTTCTTCTAATAAATATATTTGATCCTGCATATATCCTTGATTATTAATAAATAATTTATCTTTATTATCTATTTTTATTATTCTACCAGGAAATACTTTATCGGGAACGCTATCTTCTATAGCTGATGATACAATGCCAAGATCTAGAGCAATTTCATTATATGTAGTATATAGTGGTTCTTCTATAACTGATCTTATTCCTCCTGTTGGCGGAGGCCATACATATGAATTACCAAAAATATAGTCATTAATATTGGGATCGCTAGTATATCCTAGTGATGTAGTATAATTTACATAAGTGATACTAGTATTATAGTCTATTCCAGAAATTATAGTATTATTAGGATCTGCATTATCATCAGCAAATAATAAACTTAATGATTGAACAGGTATTATTAATGAGTGAGAAGTATTTTTTATTGGTAAATCTGGAGGACTAATATATCTATTTATAATACGATCATAATTAGTATTTGTATCATAATTTATATAGTCACTAGAAGGAGAACTATTAGTCAATACAAAATCACTAGTAATACTATAAGATTTACCTAATGGATATGTTGTTAATTGATCAATTATATAAACATGATTATTTGTATCAACTCCTAAATAATTTATGATATTACCATTATCAGCAGCGATTTTTGATTCTTCATTATCAAAAATTATATCTCCAGAAACAAAAATATTGTTTTCTGAGCATCCTACTCTAATAGGATAATCAAAACCCTGACTTAGAATAACTCCTGTAGGCTCAATGCTATACTTATTATTGGAAATAATATTACCAGAATTGACTATAATAAAACCAAATGGACCATCTGTTGGGACCAATTCAGCAATCGCTCCATCTCCATAACCATTACCAGGAAAATAAATTTTAGCTATCTCTTTTTTAGACATTGGAAAAATATAACTATAATTTGTAAAATCTTCTTTAAACATAGTATCAGAATCAATTTTGCTATAATATATAGAATTTAAATAGCCCGAAACCTCAATTTCGGCAGCGGTAGGAAATGGAGGAGAAGAATTTCCATCTATAGTTGTTGTTGTAGATTCTGTAATGCCACCAGGACCAGGCCTATTTTCAAAATAAGATTTAGTTGTTATATTACCTCTTTTAATTGTTTGACCAACAAGCGTTATGTCATTATTAATGAAACTAGCTCCTTCTGTTTTAAAATTACCAGCTCCACTTTCACCATCATCGAACATACCAGTAGTATTGACCGTAGAGACCTCTATCCATGGTGCATCGACTAAAGTTTGATTTATAATAGATCCTCGATAATATCTAGTAGATGATTCATTATCCCCTTTTACTGTTAAATCATAAAAGGGTAAAGAAGGATTATATATGCCCTCTTCATAATTATCTAATCTAGAAATATATTTAGCCCCGTGAATAGGATAAGGTACTGTACTAAAATAACTAGATAGATCATTATCAGTAGAATAATTTGATGTAAACCCTTCTCTGGTATAATTATCTGTAGTAACAGATTTTGTTCCTGTTATACAATTCCCGGCTAATGATCTGCTACTACTATAGGTTACTTGTTTACTGGCACTAACTCCACTTGAAGAGATACTTATACTTTTAGTTACAGTAAAACTTAATGGATTATTGCCAACGAGTGTTCTGGGTAAAGTTACAACAGAATCTTCATCTACTATACCATCTCTTTCAATGTATCCCTGGCCCTCTGCATATACTTTTACTCTTCCAGCATTAATATAATCATCATAGACTCCCCATGCGGTAAGATATTCTCCTAGAATAGCATTACAATCAAAATCCATAAAGCCACCACCCGCTGATGGAAAATCTCCAATACGAAAATAATAATAATAAGTTTCTCCATCTTCTGGAGGAGGATCTATTTCCCAAGATATTCCAAAAGTAATAACGTCTCTTATATTTAATGGAGCATGTCTAAAATAGATTTCTGATCCTGCGATTTGAGATAAAATATTCTCTTCTGGTGGAGGAAGAGCATTATTGAATTTTGTTATACCGTATATATTTTCTGGAAAAGATTGTGAAACTATAATATTAAAATTCGATCCATAGATATTTTCTATACTACGATATAATTGATGATAATTAATACTTTTACAAATATTATCTAATGTAAAAATTGTTTTATCACTAAATTCTTCATTGGTTAAAGGATCGGACGATAAAGTATCAGTTCCTGGACCATGAATTTGCATCTCAATAAAATCTGGACTGTTTTTTACGCCAGAGAGAGTAGATAAAAAAGATTCTTTAAATTTAACACATCCGCTTCTTTCTGGAACCACCATTGTATAATTATCTAAAAGATATTTTTGGCGTATACCAGAAATATTGGTAATATGATTAATAGGTATAGGTATTCCGCTATATGTAGTTGCTCCAGAAAAACCAGGATTTGAATATGCAAAATCTAATGCATATAATGGTTTATCAAATTCTATATAATCAATATCTGAAGCATTTAAATTAATATCTGCTATTTTCCATTGTTTAAATCTTGATTTGTCTATAATACTAGTTGCGCTAGGAGTTATTGTTGAAGTAGGAGTTTGACTTAATGTTGGAGTTGCAGTAATAGATGATGTGGGAGTTTGTGTTTTTGTAACTGTAATTGTTGGAGTATTTGTGCTAGTACGGCTATTTGTTGGAGTTTGAGTGTTAGTTGGAGTTGGTGTTGCGGGGGTTGGGCTTAATGTTGGTGTTTTGGTATGCGTAGGCGTAGTAGATTGTGTTAATGTACAAGTGGGAGTAAATGTTGATGTTGGTGTTGGAGTATTCGCTATACTGGCAGGAGAAGACGAAGGTTCTGGAGTAGTAGTAGGTGTAGGAGTTGCTGTATTATAGTTATTTGGAAGATATCTTGTTACATTGGGGGCAGGAGATTTGCTAGGAGTAGGCGAAGCTGTATTTGTTGTTGTAGGAGTTAAGGTTGGAGAAGCAGTTAGGCTCGCCGTTGCCGTTGGCGTAAAAGACTGTGTTGTTGTTGGTGTTGGAGTCTTAGTTTTAGTTACAGTAATTGTTGGTGTAAACGATGGAGTTGCTGTTGACGATGGAGTTAAACTTTTAGTTGGAGTACATGTTGGTGTAATAGTAGGGGTTTGCGTACGAGTAGGAGTAATACTTGGTGTTGTAAATGGAGGAATAGACGATGTCACACTTGGAGTTGGTGTAACGAACATAGGTATACCATGTACTAATAAATCGTCATCAGCTGCTTGTAAAAGTAGTTGTAATTTAGAAGACGCTGTTCCTGCATGAGTATATCCTGTTCCAGATTCTGCTATTTTTATACTTGAAACCTTACCTCTAATTTCACATACCGCATATGCTCCACTACCAGGACCAGGTTCTACAATAAAAGTTTCACCATTTATTTCTACTGTTTCTAATGGTTCTGGAGAAATTATTATATTAGGTGGTTTTTTCCATAATACAGGATTATTCTCCATATAAATCTCTAAAACACCAGAAGATTCAGGATTTAATACGGCAATAGGTATTGGTATTTCTTCAAAATTAATTATTTCTCCACCAGCCGGTTGTAGTGCGACTACTGGAGCAGAAATATATCCTGTTCCAGGGAGTATAACTCTTATCCAATCAATTGATCCACTCCATGCAACGTCAAATTCTGCATCAACACCTTCTTCATCATGATAGTATTTTGTATTGTTTTCTCTAATAAAATTATGATTATAATGATAAAATCCATCAGAATCTTTAGAAGTATTATTTACATTAAAAAGACTTGGTTTATAATATTTTAGATAAATATTCGGTTCTCTACTAAATTCCAAAATATCTAGAAATGTTGGCGGTCTACCATTTTTTTTAAAAAAAGTATCATATGTGTCAAACCATGTATAAGTATTACCCGGTATATTTTCCCATGGTTCTTCTTTTGGATTTGGTAGATCAACTAAAGAAAATGATTTTATACTAGTATTTAATCTTGCCCTAACCGCTTCTGTGTCAGGATTATATCTATAGTTTTCTGGATAAGAATAAAATCCAGAATCTGCCAAACAGTCCATTTGTAAATGTATTTTATTTGGAACACAATATAGATCATATGTATGAGAATCTATAAATTTAGTACCACTTGGTCTTGGTGTGCCATCTGTAGTTCCGTCATTAACTATAAGAATATTACTATCTGGTATATCTAAAATTTTAAATCCTAATCCATTAAAAATTATATCATCTCCAATTCTAGGAATATATTCTACTTCTTCTAATGATTCATATATAATTTCGTTATATATTTTATATTCACCATTTCTATTGTAATAACTACCAGTTATTCCACTAGGTGGTATAGTTCCAATTCTTACAATTATTGGCGATCTATTACTAGATAAACATGCACCATATCTATTTTCTATTATTGGAAAAGTATTTTGGTTATTAATTGCAATTGCACCATTATATAAATCAACACCAAAAGTATTATTCATAGTCCATATTGAGCCATCACTTTTCATCAATAATTCTATATTATTATCTCCTGTTGGTGCAATAATTACTTTTAACCAATCAGTATTTCTATCTATTTGACAATAATTATTATATATTGGTAAATTTAAATTAAAATTACCCGCACCAACTTTTCCATTTATAGACCACAGAGTACCGCTCGTGCTAATTGCAAAATAATTACCAATACTTTGCCATTCTTGAATTTCACACTTTACTGGATTTAATGATCCATCTAAATGATAATATCTTGGACTATAAGTAGGATCACATCCTTGTGATAGATTAGTATAATTATTGTTATTACAACAATATTGCCAAAAACTCATTATAAACACTCCGCTGAAATTAATTCATAAATATTTCCACCAAAATTAGATATATAACATACATTCTGCTCACCAGAAATAGTATCTGGTTGAATATCTTTTAACTTATTTATAACGCTAACTGTAGTATTAAATTGAACTAATGTAACTTCTTTGCTAGAATTTTTATCCCAAGAGCCACTATATAAGCCTTTCATCATTGATGATGATCCAGCTGAGTTTAAAGCTATATATTTATTTGTAAATGTATCATAATATGCATAAACTAAAGAATCTTTAGGTATTAATCCTCCAATTTTATCAATAATTTCAATTTTTGCATTACCAGAAGTTTCTGTGGTTTGAGCAGTTTGACCATTTTTATCATAAATATCATCAGAATATTGAGTTATACTTTCACTATGTTCTGTAACTATAAATCCGGATGATGAAGAGAATGGTACTAATGTATTTTCTATTTTTGCGACAACTACTTTATATGGCTGAGGACTTACCCAAACACCTCTATCGTTATCAAATCTTAAGTCTACAGGACCAACAGGCCATGTTGATGGAGAAGATAACCAATTGTGTGGAAATCTATCAGTATTGTCTCCTTCATTTGGAATAGGTTTTCCATTTGTATCATATCCCCAAGATTGTAATACTAATGGGCCTCTCAACCCCAAAAATCTATAATCGTCTGAATATCTATTAGGATCTTCTTTTCCATAAAAATTAGTAATAAGACCACTTTCTGGAACAGTTTCTTCTCTTCCGACCAAGTCTAATGAATGACCATCTCCCGATCCAGAATGATGATGTTCTCCGCTACCAAAAGGATTTGTTAATGGATTAAGATAAAATTGAGTTATATCTAGATTATATAACATTTCTCCACTTACTGAACATGGTGGATTAGGATGATTTGAAGAACTCAATAAATCTTTTTTAGTAAATTTGGTAAAAGAAGGTAATCCTCCGTCTCCATTTAATGAAATAGGTGTGAAAAAAGCATCAAGACCCATGTATGCTTTATTGCCATAATTTTCCATCATTTCTACTGCTGTTTTGGCTAAAGTACTAGTTCCAACAATAACTCTTTCAACATTTGCAGTAGCATTTAAATCATACCCACCAACTAATATTCTTTGCAATGAAGCTTTTGCAGAATTAGGTTTATTTTCTTCTCCTGATACTCGTCTATTACTATTATTAAATTTTTTGATTTGACGATTAATTTTACCTTGAGTAATTTGATTATTTCTTAAAAATCTTAGTTGTTCTGTTCTATATTTTGCAATCATCTTAAATCGCTCAATATACTGTCTTGTTAGTCCTCCAAATTTTGGAGTAAATGTTCTAAAGTCATATGATGTTGTTATTCCATTTGAACCAAAAGAAACTGATACGCCAGTTAAATTTGGACCGGTTGCACCAAATATCTGACCAAAACCATATTGCGGCAAACCAGGAACTGTTACTCCTCCGGTTTCACCATATAACAAGCCAATATTGGCGGATTGGGCTATAGCATTTCCTGCTTCTATCATGTATGCAGTTGATCCAAAAACCCATGGAGCTAAATCTTGATTAACTTCAACTCCTATACCACCAGAACTTGTATGGAAATTAGTAGATGCAAATGGACCATATGTCCTGATATTACTTTTCATTGGTATAACAGCTGCTGCTGGTAAAACAGCTGCTGGTTGACCACCTTTATCATTAATTGATGCGGCATCCACAGACGATGAAGCGTTTGACATTATATTATCAGCAGAACATACACTTTGGGCTTTAACTGAAGATGTATCTTGTAGGCTTGATGTAGACGATTGACTAGGAGGAGATGATCCAGACGATTCCCCATCTCCACCATTTGCTACGAATGCAGTAGCATTAAGAGCTTGAGCTGTCATTAGTAAGGTTGGATTAAAAACATTTTGGTTAGCAGGACATAATGAAGCAAAACACCCATCGCTAAATTTTATAACAACACCCGGTATTAAACTACTACTGGTAGTATTACTATCTGCTAAAAAATAGATTTTTTCCTCAACATCAGCTTTTAACCATGCTCTACCATTGCTACTAACATCATCAGCCAATATTTCTGACTCAGAAATTTTACTAAAATCTAACTTAGCACTACAGGATGTTCCAGCCATATTATCTCCTTATTATTCTACTAAATCACTAATTGTAGGATTTTGTATACCTATATTTGAACCTTCATCTGGACTAGTTCCAATACCATCTATATTAAATTCTGCAAATGCGCCTATTCTATTATCTTCTTGTCTAAAAAATGTTAGTGCAGGATCTGTGAGTCCTAGCACCCTAGTGCCTTCATCTACCCAGCCTCCAGCGTTTGTTGGAATATCGCTAAATATTAATTGTGAATAATTTTGTCCATCTGTTGATCGATTATAACATATTGTTTGATTAATATTAGCAATATATTGTTTACCATAGTAAGTATCTCCTAAATTTTGCACAAAGGCATGTATCTTCTTTAGATCTTCTGTTATATTATACTTATTAACATAAATATCTCTGCTTTTTGGATTATTAACAGAATCAGCAGCAGATAATGAAGCATCAAGAGCGGTAGCTGCATTTGCTAAAGTATTTAATGAATTGTCTAAGTTAGCAACACCCTGAGGATGCATCTCTCTTATTGCTGCGTTTAATGTGCCAGGAGTTGATGAATTAAAAGCGCGATCTTTCCAGAGTTCGTAAGATGACATGGCCGCTCTTATGTCCATTTCAGAAATTGTGTATGGCCCATTACTTGCAAAAGGCATATTTAAAGAACAGTTTAATGTATGTACTCTTTTTGCTATCCAAAAACCGACGCAGTTATCTCTGGCATAAGGCACTATTGGATTACCATTTAATTCATCTTCTCCAAAAAAGAAATCAAATTTATCAACATAAGTTAGATAGTGTTGTTGTTCTCCAAAAATTAAACTTCGTGTTTTATCATTTCTTATTTCTTGACCATAACTTAAATCAGTAGCTGATCCATTAAAAGCATTAATTATATAATTAAAACTTGTTGGTTGTTGATTAAGCGTTACAGTATTTATACTGATGACATTTTCATTATTCATTGTTATAAAAAAATCTAGTCCAAGAACATCGCAAACATCGCTGATAAGTTGTAGTATACTAATACTAGGGCCTGGGACTCTATAGTATTCTGGAAGTCCTGTTGGAAAACTAGTAAAATTAATAGTAAATTCATAATTTGTTGGAGAATAAATAGTTGGATTCATTAACTTTAATCCATCTATAATTTTTTGGTATGGCATACCTCTTTCACTGGTAAAAGACGTACCGAAAACTGTACAGTCCTGATTTAAAACATTTCCTTCATAATAAGAATATATATTAAAATAATTTTTTGTTTGAATAGGTGGACCTAAATAAGAATCTACAATAACAACACAATTTTCAAGTAATGATCTTGGATCAGAAATCTTAACATTATATACTTTACCAGAACTATTTTGAGTAACTGTCCAATTATTTAATATTCCACCAAAATCAAAAAAAGTAGACTCAGAAGCTATTCGCGTTGTAAAATAAACAGGTTGGCCGATTGTATTTGCTCCCACTCTTGGTCCGAAATTCTGATTTGCTTCACAATCCTCAATAAGATCCAAACTTAAAGTACTTTCTTGCTGACTACCAAATCCTAAAGAACTATTAAAAGATAAAACTGTTGCTCCTAAAAAAACAATAGGTTCATTCAAAATTGGTGTTGGTAAAGTCATTAATTAATCTCCTAAATAGAACATCCTGCATTACATATATATTCTAGACTGATAGTAAAGCTTCCATCTAATGGATTTTTAGTATATTGTTTTTGTGTTATAACAGTATTAGCGCTATTTGGTAGTGATATGGGAAAAGAACCAAGATCCTGACAAGACATACATTCTAATTGATTTAACCATTCAGCACCATCAGTAATATAATATTTACCAGTAGACGATAAGTCCACACCTCTTATTGTTATTGATACTGTTTTTGATGTTGTGGTATTGATATCCTGTATTACTGCGCATTGGCCATTATTTGGTATTGTAAAAGTAGCTATTATTGGAGTAGGATTATTTGTAGATATAGAAATTTCACTATATTTTCTTCCGCATGGATTATTTTTATTAGTATATTCAGCTGAATAACTTATTGAACCATCATAATTATGAGTAATATTAAATGATGATGGATGAGGTGGATTACTTCTAGGATCATCAGATGGAGCTGTTATTTCTAATGACGCTAAAGTAACCCCTAATAAATTTTTGAAATTAGTATTAAAATCTTTTTTACGGGCGTCTGCTGAACCATATTCATATGTTGCTGGAGTATATATTATATCTAATAATTTTTTAGCATTTTCATACTTATTAGTTAATGCATCACCAGCAGCATTATATAAGAAAAATGATCCTGTTTTAGGAAGTTCCAATGGTTTACTACTTCTAATTAATCCACCTTCAATTAAACCTTCTATATTTCCATCAATAGATATAGTATGATATTTTATTCCACTTTTATATTCTATATTGTGTTTTTTTGAAACAGTATGTTTTGTTTCTGGTAAACTAAAATTATTAGATGTTTTATTTTTTATTAAAGCAGAATATGTTGCAGAAAAAGAGCCTTTTGATTCTGAAGCTGAACAAGTTATAGTTTCATTAAAAACCATAAAATCATCATCTCCTATCTCTTTTAATAGTCCTTCTGATCCTCCTATAGCATGAGCTGTTGTCAAATCTTTTAACATACTAGGATCGCACCCGGACGTGGCCGTTTGATTTTCTAATACTTGATTTAATAAGTTTTTAACCTGATAATATAATCTATACTGAACAAAATTTTTGGCCTGTTCCCAGGCAGGAATTAATTTACTAATACTATTTTCCTCATCTGATGCTGAACTATATGTATAAAAGTTTTTACCAGTAGCACTAATTTCATATTGTATTTCAAAAGTTGTATTATCTATATTTAGCAATTGATTTTCTTCAGTATTTTGCACTTTATTAAATGATGATTCTGAATTAAAATTAATTGACCAATTATCATTAAAATTTTTAATTTTAAATTTATTAATATCTAATATATTAGAATAATCGCCTTTTGGGAAGGTACTATCAGATAAAAATATAGTTTCACTAAAAGATTCTTCTAAATTTGGATTAGATTGCCATGCGCCAAAGTTTCCATCAAACTTTGCGCCAATAAAATCAACACTATTAAATTCTAATTCTGCAGTATATCTGGCATTATGATGCCAATTATTTTCACTATCATTAATATTAAAAGATCTTAATATTCCCCCTTTAGCTTTTAATATACTTTTGGTAGTACCTCCGCTAACATCTTTAACCACATGTAAAACGCTACCATTTTTACTCAGAATAGCTCTTAATTTATACATATGATCTATAACGGCACCTATACCATTATTAGTATCGGTTGTAGTTTGAGTATTAGCATCCCAGTTTCTTAGATCCATTGCTGTTATAGTGCCATTTAATGTTATTATATATGTATATCCAATAATTGTATCATTAGAATAATTAAATTGTAAATCAATAGCGATAGTTGGAGATGGAATAACTCTACACTCTGCCAGATCTTTTTGTCCATAAAAAACTTTAATATCTGGTGCATATTTTATTGTAGGCATATAAACTCCAGTTCTACATGAAATGATCCGTCTATCCTATTAACATTATATTGTTCTTTAGTTTTTATATATCCATCTTCTTTATTTATAGCAGTTAAAGTTGTTAATCCGACTATTCCTGTTAATGATGGGATAGAGTTACAAATTTGTATAGTATCAGTACCACAAATTTTATTAGCTTGAGATGCTCCGTCTATTGATATGGAAATAGTGCCATTTTTTTTGGTATTTAATTTTTGTATAATTGGTCCAGCAGATCGTCCTGGAACAACAAATTCTTGAACAACATCTGCAGGATAATTTTTAACTATAGAAATATTTGTATATCCAAATTCATTACTAATAGAATTTAAACTATCATAATTTGCATTATAGTTAATAATTCCATTATTATAATCATGAGTTATTACAAAAGAAGTTGGTAGTGGAGACGTTGGTAAATTTTGATGAGCAGTTAATAATAAATTAGCATTAGTAATATTTAATGTTGTTTTTATACTATCTGAAAGATCGTCGTTAGCACTATGTTTAATATATGCTAAAAATGAATCGTATGCATTATCATATTTTGTAATATTATTATTTTTTTTTGTAATAAAAGCTCCACTAGCTGGCAATTCAAAATTATCATCTATTTTATCTATAAAACCACCTTCCACTAATCCTGTAACACTACCATTAACTGACAAACTAACATTCATTGAATCTCCATCAGAATATGAATTATCAACAGTAAAATTATGTAATGCGGCATTTTCTGCTAAACTTTTAGAACTATCAAATTTTTTGACAATAGCAGAATACTTTAAACTAAAAGATCCATCGGCTTCTGATGTATCACAATTAATAATTTCATTATATATTTTATAATTAGTTGACATAGCATCATTTAATAATCCTTTTGATGCGACATCGTCTAATTTAAAAAGATCATTTGGATTTTGTCTACCAGTATTACCATTAAAATTATCAGAACTAATAGGTAAAGCTCTTTTAGCATTAGTCTCGTCTAATAAGCCTTTAATTTGATTATATAATCTATCTTGACAAAACATTTTTGCCATTTCCCAAGCTGGTATCAATTTACTATTAACATAAAAATTTCTACCAATAGCAGATATCTCATAATTAACATTAAAATGATTATTACTAATAGTTGATAATTCTTTATATATTTCATCTCCAATAGAAAAAGTCCAATTATCATTAAATTCTTTGATTTTATATTTTTTAATATCTACTAAATTATCAGATGGATAGTTTTTATTACTTTCGTTTATACCTGTTATTTTAGTATGAAAAAAAGAATCAGCACAAGAAATATCAGTATTATCTAAACATCCAATCAAATCTATCTCATTACACTCTATTGTAATAGTATATGGGGCATAATTTACCCAATAATTATTAGAATTTTCAAAACTAATAGATTTTATTGTGCATCCTTTAGCGATCAGGATAGCGCTATTGCTACGATCTGTAACATGAAGATCTCCTCCATTACAACTAAAAATATTCCTTATATGATCAATATGGCTAATAACATTTTCTATACCATAACCTAATGCGCTGTCTGGTTTTTCATTAAATCGTAAAGCATTTGCATAACCGTTTAAAATTACTGTATATGAATAACCTATAACAGAATCATTAGAATAGTATATATCAGAAGATATTGTTATCTTTGGAGCAGGAGCTAAACGAGAAGAATTTCCTATTGCTGAATTATCTGAAGATAAATAAAATACTTTAGTATTAGTTGACTGTAATTCATTAGACATAATTAATTACTCTTCTGCTTGTGGAGAGGTCTTTTTACTAGCGGGTTTTCCTTTTGATCCTGAAGAATATCCTACATTTCCGCCTGTTTGATTATATAATTTATCCATAGCAGCATCTATTTGCTCAGTGATCAATCTTTGCATATTTCCTTCTATAGCTTGGAAAGCTGCTGCTCCACTAACTCTAACGTCTACAACATGTTGACCTCCTCGTATTTCTATAGTAGATGGAATATTTACTGTTGATAAAACAGCAACATATTGACCAAATAATTCGATAGTTTTACCAAAATTATCTAATGCAACTAATGTTCCATTATCTATTATTCCTTTAGAAGAATTTTGTGGATCATTATTAGTATTAGTTTTTTTGCTTCCCGGTTGTGTTGGAGACGGTGTTCCTAGCGGAGTTAATGCCATAGGCGGTGTTATTAGACTATTAGTATTTGTATACTCTCCTAGTCTTTGATCAGTTGAACCATAGCTATTTGCGGTATTAATTCCTACAGATTCTGCGCCATAATTAGCTCCAGCAGATGGTAAAGACACAGGAACAGTTGGTCTAGGAGCAGGAACGGGAAGACTTTGTGAAGGCTGGACAGAATTTGGATATATGCTACTCTGTTGTACTCCGCCATAGGTAGGGGTTGTGGTATTTGGTATTACTGAGGTATTTCCTGTTAATTCTTTGGCGCTTTCATCAATTTCTCTATTTGTTTGAGCTTCAACCAATGCATTATTTTCTTGTGTCTGTAATGATGGGTCTTGTGGATAATTTTCAGCTGGTAATACATTTCCATTTTCGATAGTGGTTTCAGGCTTAGAGAATCCACTTGCTACTATATTAGCAATAATTGTAGCTAAATTAGTCACAGATTGTGTTAATAGTATAAAAGCATTATTGAGGTCATTAATTATTGTTAATTCAGAATTTTCAGCATCAATATTTTGTGATTCAACCGGATTCTCAGTTGACGCAACCATTTGAGCTTCAATAGCAGCATTTTCAGCTTGAGAAGTAGCATCTTGTTGTTCTGGTAAGACTTCTTTAGGTTTTTGATTAGCATATTCTTCTTTTCTTCTAGCCTGATTCTCTTCTGCCCTAGCTCTAGCTTCTTTGACAGCATCATTAAACGCTTTATCTTTTCTTGCTTCTTCTTCTGCAATACCTTGCCATCCTGGGGTTCCAGTTGTTACAGGTACCTTATCTGATCTTTCTATACTTTGAACTTGTTCTTCTCTATTTTTTATAAAAGCATCAATATCTCCACCAGTACTAAATCCAAGTTCTCTATCTAGATCTTCTGAAGTACCTCCTTCGCTTTTGATTCTTTTTGCTGTTTCTAACTGTAATTGTTTATCAGCAAGTTCTTTTGCATTTTTTCTATCTATTGAATTTAATCCTTCATAATTAGTTCCAATATTTTCTTTTTTAGCTTCTTCTGTTAATCTAGATTCAGTAGCTGCATTTTGCTGTGCTGATTGTGCTGCTTGATTGCTAGCTTCCCATAGTTTACCTACTTCGACACCAATACCAATAATAGAATTTCCAATATTTAGTAAATTATTACCAACTTGAGCTAAATAAGATTGAGTCTGATTTTCGCTTAACATTGATTCTACCTCAGACATCTTACCTTCCCAATTATTATATAGTTCGAAGAAAGCCTTTAGAGTATCCGCAGCAGCGTATGCTCCATATACAGCAGCAGCTGCTGTGGCTGCTCCTGCGGCTGTTACACCGGCAGCAACGGTTCCGCCAGCAGCAGTTCCGCCAGCAGCAGCAGCGCCACCAGCAGCAGCAGCGCCACCAGCAGCAGCAGCGCCACCAGCAGCAGCGCCACCAGCAACAGCAGTTCCAGCAGCACCGATACCGAGTCCTCTTCCAACAATACTTAATAAACTATCAGTAAGAGCGGATACTCCTCTATCTAATAATTCATTGCCAACAGCAGCGCCAAGAGATGTTAATCCTGCTATAATAGTTGCCCACATAGCGTCACTAGCATTTTTAGCCTCAGCAACCTTGGCTTCTTGTGCTAAAACTTCTTGAGACTTATCTTCTACAACACCTGTCATCTGAGCTTCAGACGGTTTACTCTGCTCAACACCATCTTGGTTTTCTTTATCTCCAAACATTGACTGTCTAAAATTTTCTCTTTCTTTATCTACTTTTTGTTCAGCCTGCCTATATTCTTGAGAGCCCCTATATTCTTCTATTTCTGACCTTAATTCTTCGGGAGTTTTTCCAGTTTTGATTGCTGTATTATCAAAAGTTTCTTTTGCTCTTTCTTCTTTAGCCTTGGCATCTTTATATGCTTTACTTTTCTTAAAATCTTGATATTCTGGACTAGCTCTAAATTCATCAACATTTTTGAATACTCTGGTAGTAGCCGAACTTACGGTATTTTTAGCAGCATTTTCTTCTAATTTTAAAGTTTCTGCTTTGGCTTTTTCTTCATTAGAATAAGCAATATCAGCTGACTGAAATTGCGCCTCAGTCATGCCTAATTTTTCTGCTTCTTGTTTATCTAAAGCTTGTTTCTCTCTAACTGCCGCATCTAAATCACTAAATGCTGTTTTTTGTGGTTCGGCTTGTGGCGGTAAGCCAACATTATTTTGTTTTGGTAGATTAGAAAAACCAGCTAATATAGCATTTTCTAAAATTCCTGGTAAGTCCCTGGCTAAACTACTTAAGATTTCAGCCGAACCTCCCTCGCCGCTTTCGTATGCTTTTGCAGCAGCAACAGCAGCTTTGGATAACATTTCAGCAGCCTTGGCTTGTTTATCTGTCGCTTCTTTATACATTTGTAACATAGCATCCTGAACAGGATCAACCCCTGTTTCTGCCAAATTTAATGCTTGTCCAAATGTCATTTTTTCCATTTTATTAGTTTTTGGATTACGATACAATGCCCCGGTTTGAGTATTTAGTAATTGTTTGCCTCCTGGCGTCGATTCTAACATACGTCTTGTTACTTGAGCCTGCATTTGATTCTTTAGAGATTCTGGCATCATACTGCTAATATCATTTAATCCAGCAAAAGCATTTTTACGGAATTCTAAACTATTCATTTCTTGAGGAGTAGCTTTTCCACTAATTACTTTGGTATATGCGGATAGTCCTTTATTTATTTTTTGTAATTCATCAGCATCACTAGTGAGTATTTTTTCCATAAAATTAACAGAGCCTTTAGCGGCCTGTTGTTGCTCTTGTAATCCTTTTAGCGCAGCAGCAGCGGCCGTCCCATCATTTGCTAATTCTTCAAGAGCTTTACGACTATTATTAATAGCATTATTTTGATCAGCAACAACCTTTAACTGTTCCTGAACAGCAGCTGCTAGTTCTTGTCTTCTTTCTGGAGATTCTCCATCAGCAGCCTTAAGAGCATCTTGGCGTTTAGCTAGCTCTTTCTCTGCGGCAGATCTTTCCTCTATAGCACTTTGCATTCCATTAAAGATAGTTTCTGGGTCTGTAGATCCGCCTGCTACGACACCACTAGATAATCCTCTTATTCTAGCGTCTCCTGCGGCTGTTTTTTCTGCTATTGTTAAATTTCTACCTAAAGCTTCAGCTAATGCAATTTCTGCATTTAATCTAATGTCAGATGCTTTTAATGTCCAGTCCATTGATTCTTGCATAGCTTTAGCGTAATCGTTCATCAAATCTATGCTAACATCTAAAGCATCATTATATTGTTTTTGAAATTCTTGACCTATTTTTAAAGCGGCTGCTGATTTTTTCTCTAATTCTGCAACAATATTGGTCTCTGACTTAAATTTTTCAAAAGAAACACCTTCTTTTCCTTGTGTTTCAGCAGTTAATGATCCTTTTAATTCTTCTCTAACAGAATCACTAAGGGTAGCACCAGCTAATCTAAAGGCTTCATCAAGTTGCTCCATAGCAGAATCAACATTTAATGATCCTGTTTGAGCTAAAATATTAGGTAATTGATCATTAATAATTTTAGCTGCTATTATTTGATTTTTTAGATCTTCTCCACCAACACCGCCTCCAGCAAGAGCAGCAGTTTGAGAAGCAACTTCTTTAACTTGATCTAAAGAATAGGCCTGAATATTTCCTAATACTTCTTCATTAGTTCTATCTACTTTACCAATTGTTGCTTGGCCAGAATATGCTGCTGCTGTAGCCGTAGCTTTTGTTTTCATTTTATCAATATTTTGAGCGAAAGCTTTTAGCATTGCTGATGCTCTATCATAAGTTCTAATTAAACTTTCTGTTTCTAAAGCAACTTTTTGATAAGCTCTTGATAAAAGTATTTGTCTACGCTCATTTTCAGCTTCTACTGCTAATAATTGTTTAGCTGCTGCTATTGCTTCTTGTTGATTTTTTGACTTTTCTTCATCTGTACTTCCTAATTGACCACTAATAGCTAGTCTTCTTCTTTCTCTTTGATCATCCGTAGAAGCATTTTCAAGATAAATTCTTCTAAAAATATCTTGTTCGCTCTTACCACTTTCTCTCATCGTGGCAAAAGTTTGTGATTTTTTATATAATTGATTGGCTTTATCCTCACTTACTCTTTGAATTTCTTGATCTCTTGCTGTTACAGTAGTAGTATCTCCTCTATTTTTAGCTGCTTGTCTTTCAAGATCTAATTGATTTAATCTTGTGTTATACTGATTAGCAATATCAATATCTGATTGTATTTCTGATTCTTTTACTCTATTTAGTCTTTGTGAACCTAATTGTCTATACCTTCCAGTATTGATCGCCTCTTCTGCTAGATATGCTTTTCTGGCTTCTGCCTCTTGAGGCATGCCCATAGCATTAGACACCATATCAGAATATGGCGCTAGTGCTCTCATCCATGATTTATTAGCTTCTGGTAAATCTATCATGCTGCGAGATCTAAGATCTTGCATACCAGATTCTTGTTGAGACAATATTCTTTGAGCAGAAGCTATGTTGGCGTCCGAAGCATTCTGTTCTAGTTTTTTAAATGCTTCTGCTGTTTTACCAGATGCTTCTGATAGATTATCTAATTGTTTACGTAAAGAAGATTCATTAATAGACTTATAGTATTCACTAATTGCTGTTGACACTGCTGCAAAAGCTATAACGCCAGCTTGAATACTAGTAGAAAAATTTCTTAAAGTATTAGATATTCCGGATAAACGATTATTAAAGAATCCATCTAAAGTATCAGCAAAATTATTAATATTTTTACGAATATCTAGTTCACCAGCAACACCAGCTCCTTTACCAAATCCTTCGAATCCGGCCATTAAAGCTGTGGTTTGATCACTAAGTTGAACACCATATGTTTTTAATGTCTCTCTTAAAGTAGCAGAAACTGTTGCTAATGTAATCAATGCTCTAGTAGTTGCTTTTAATGGACCTCCAAGATTATCTACAAATCTTTGAAAACTACTATCTAGATTATCACTAAGTCTTTGAGCTAAATCTTGTGAAGCTAAATCAGGATTTATTCCTCTTTCTTCAGCAACTCTTTTTAAAGCTTCTGTTTGAGCTTCTGATTCTGTTAAAGTTCTATTTAATATATCTCCTAATCCATTAACAGCTGCTATAGTATCTTCTACTCTATCTCCAGATCCCGCTCTTTCAAATCTGGACATTAATTGTTTAGCCATTAAATCAAAATCTAAAGTTTTATCAACACTAACCGATTTAAGTTTATTAGCTAAATCATTAACATAATTTTTTCTATCATCTGATGTTTTTAGTTTTTTAGCACCTACGGCGGCTTCTGTTAATTGTGCTCTTAATTGTGTTTGAGAATTTCTTAACTCTCGTGGAATACTTCTAGCAATATCCTGTGCAGCATATACTATTGATCTTCTAAATTCTTCTAATGCTTGTCCTGCTTTTTCGGCGTTAAATGCCATATATTCATCAACATCGCCACCGGTAGCAAATCTCTGAACTCCTCCAACAATACCACCCTTGTTATATCCTTGTAATTTATCAGCTTTATTTAATTTATGTAATTTACTATATCCTATTTTTTGTGCAGCATTTTTATTAATTACAAATTCACCAGGAGTTAATAGTGCTGGAACAGTATCTTTTGACGATATTCCTGCTCTTCCTCCTGTGGCAAATGTCTCAATATTAGTGGGTTTAAGTGGTGATGATCCAACATATTTTAATGCTAGTCCCAATGGATGTTTAAATAAACTACTTTCAAATTGTTGTACTAAATCAGGATCTCCAGATTGTATTCTGGACATAAGTTGTCCAAGTAAAGCTCCTTCTCTAACATCACCCTCACTTCCGGCATAAATAGATTTTCTAGCTCCTCCTTGTACCTCAAACTCTGTTCCATCCTCAGATTTCAAAGTTTGAGATCCTTCTTGAACTCTTATGCCAACAGACATCATTCCAGCACTTGGATTTTTATCGAATTTACCCTTTAGACCAGTTTGATTTTCTGTAGCAGCATATTTGTCCTTAAGAACTTCATAATTATCATGTATCCATTGTACAACTAATCCTTTTTGTAATTCATAATCAAGATCAAAAGTTTTGGGATCTAATACTTCATCAAAACTTAAAACCATCGGCTTGCCTGATCGGTCACCACTAGCAAGCGTGAATCCGCTACCTCCATTAACTCTCATCTTAGCTTGTTGTTCAGCTTTACTTTTTTCTGTATATAGATAAAATCCTGCTCCTTGACCATATCCTGTGGCTATATTACTTAATGCTCCTTTTTCTTTGAAGCTCTTTAAAACATTATCATCGATTCCAGTATTACTTCCATGATATAGTTTGACAGCTCCTCCTTCAGCAAAAGCTGCTATTTTTTCTGGATCAGGAATACCATATTGCTGTCTAAAATATCTTTGGAATTCTTCAACAGCTTTACCTCTACTACCAGAATCTATTGTTCTTTTTACTTCTGTAGGAATATCAGGATCGATACCGAATATTTTTGCGGCTTTTGCTCCTATTCCACTTGGAAAATCTATTGGTCTTGTTCTTTGAGCATCGTCTAAGATTTTAGCATCTGCTGATCCAAAAATTTGTTCTAGTAAAGCACCCTCAATATTCCCTTGTCCAAGAGTTTCTCTTTCTTTTTGACTTAATTTCTTTGGTGAGATTCCAAGAAGTTTTGCTGCTCCTCCTACTAATTTTTCTGTTTCTCCACTAAGATAATCAATAACACTCTTATATTGAGTTGGTAATCCTCTCTGAATTATAGAAGCATTAATTGATCTTTCTTGACCAGATTGATCTGTACCAAGATTCCATATTTCTGGTCCTAATAATCCTGTATATCCTAGTGGATTAAGTCCAACTAAACCTAGTTGTTGTGATGATAATACCGCATTAGCTGTTTCTTCTAAGGTTTTTGTTCTTTTATTGCCTTGTGATTCATTAAATTTATCTATTAAATAATCTCTTGTTGCAGTATAATAAGCTAATTTATCTGGTTTAGTTTCTGGTCTAAATGCAGAATTCCAATATTTTAGCTTACCTCCTTCGGCAGTATCTCTTACTGTTTTTCCTGCAAATGGACCAAAACTAGCATCTGTTGGTAATCTTTCGGTTCCAAATCGTTTTAAAATTTCTCTTCCTTCTGCTGGTAATATGCCAGAAGATTTTTTAACAGCTGTTTCTTTAGCAACTTTTTGCAATATTGCCTGTTGTAAGCCCGATTGAGCTTCTTGTGGAACTGATGTGCCAAATGCTCCTTGAACAGCAGATTGAACTTGTTGTGCCATAATTTCTGAAGAAATATCAGAAGAAGCAGCAGAAACTTGTGCTCTTCTATTAGGGTCAACAGAATACATATCCGGATAACGTGATGATAATTCTGATATAATATTATACGCTCTGTAACTTAGTGCTCCTTCAGATAGTCTTGCTTTTTGTTTTCTTAAACTTTCAACTTGTTCTGCTATATCTGGATAATTTTCTTTTAGTTTTTTACTTAATACTTTGTATGGTCCACCAGGAGCATTAGCTAAAATTTCTTGTATTTGACTATCATATTTAGCTTCTTCAATATCAACAACTTTATTTATACTATCTAATAGCATAGGAACCATAGTACTACGATTTTGTAACTGTGGCCTATTACCCATAAGTATAGAAGCAATTTCTGGATGTAAATATTTAGATAATGTAGCATCATCACCAGCGAATAATGCTTCTCTTACTTTAGTAGCACTAATATCTTCTATACGTGGTATATCAGTAACTTTCATTCCTGCTCTGGTATATTTTCCTAGCGTTCTTTCATCTTTACCAGATGTTATTGCCATAGCGCCACTAGTTCTAGCAAATTTTCTTTTGTCCCCACTTCCTAGAACTTCAACATATTTTGGTATTTCTCCTGTTGGACTATCTCCTTGAGCTAACATGGCTCCAGGAAAATTAATACGAGCCATAAGTTGTCTAAGATCAGCATCAAAAATTCCATATCTAGCAGCATGTTCTGGTCCTTCACTGCTTTTCATTGGTAAATTACCAGCAGCATTTACTAAAATATCTTTCATAGAAGCATTGGGATTTTGTTCTATCATGCTAGCAAGTAGTGTTTCAACAGCACCAGCATGACCTCTTGTTGCAGGAGCAAAGCCGCCTGTATAGTATCCACCAGCTTGTACTATATCTGATAGTTCACTTTGTTTTTTACGTCTTAGCTGATAACTTCCGGCTTTTCTTCCTAAAACTGTTGCTTTTTTACCTAATTCTTCTCTTAATGTAACTTCTTCTACTCCAAAATCTCTACTTGCACCTCTGGTACTACCGGGTTTACGTCCATACAATCCGGCGCCCGTTAAATCTCTAACTTCTCGACCTTTCTGGACCATCTCTTGTTCTTCTTTGGTGTTAGAACTTAAAATATATGCTCTATCTACGTCTTTTAAATATGCATCTAATTTAGATTGACTGGCTGTTGCAGTAAGGGCTATTACTTGATCGGCTTTCTTAATATCTTCTGGAGTAAGAATTGGAAATCTTGTTGTTTGTCTGAGTGTAGCATCGTCATTAGCCCCAGCGCCCATTGCTAAACTACTTTTACCACTACCCGCTGCTCCTGCAATAGCAATAAATTTGCTTAATTCTTCTTTTTTACGCGCTTTTGCTGCTAACTCTCCAAGTTTAATACTATAATCACTAGTATCAGTAATACCTAGTGCTTCCATAGCTTTTTTAACTTTTTCAGTATTAGTAGGATCTCGTAATATATCGGTATCTATGACACCAATATTTCTAGTAACTTTACCACCACGAGCATAAGTTTGTCGTTGAATACCAGCATTTCCTAATAGCTCATTTAGAGTTGAGTCTAAAATTCCTTGCATATTAGAATCTAATTTAGGAGCATTCTGAATAAGAGTAGTTAAAAATTCTTCTTTACCATAATCTTCTACTTTATCTATTGTTTCTTGTTTTTGTCCACCTTTTAATAATATCTCGTTAATTTTTGGATTAATTGGACGATATTCACGGGCATTTTTCTTAGCTCCAGACTCTACCCACATAGAGTATCCTTCTTTAGCTAGCTCTGGATCAGGACTTCTTCCTCCCGAACTAATAGTTCCTCGTCTTAGATCTTGTAAAACATTATCAAGTAAACCATTCTTATAAGAGCGTCCATAAACAACATCCGCACTATTATAACTTCCGCCAAGAGCATCAAAAGCATCTGCTAAATCATCATTGTCTCCACCGAATAATTGAGATACTCTTTCTTTATATTTAGTAAAACTATCTTCTGATTTGGCTCGTAAAGAATTAAATAATTGGTGTGTTAATTCATGATATAAAACATTTTTTGGTTGATTGCGCTCAAAAGCATTACTAGCCATTGAAACAAACCCGCGTCCTGTTGACGCTAGTACGCCCTTTTTTTGTTCCATAAGACCTTTACGAGCAACTGCTCTTTTATCCATTACATCAGATATTTTTTTACCAAGAGCGCTCTTTTCGTCCATAGCTTTATTAAAAGCCAAACTATCATAACTAAATGATCCATCCTCAAATGTTTCTATAGGAGTTTTTAATATTTTTTTGATTTCTTTAGTTTTTTCATCTAGTAATTTTTGATATCCAAATAAATCTTGCTCATCAGCTTGTGTGAATCCAAAGGCTTCCAATCCCTTATTATCATATCCTTGGGTACTAAAAGGATCTCTACTAAAAGTTCCACGATTACCAGAACGTTGTAATTCTCCACCAAAATCTATCGTCTGAGGTAAAACTTTACTTAAATCGTCTCCTGGTAATCCTATAAACTTAGCAAAATCAGATAGATTACCCAATAATTCATTACGGCTAATTTTGGTATTAAATAAACTTAAAAATCTTTTTCTATCAAATGGTTCGCTCTGAAATTTTTGAGATACTGCTTCTGGATCAATAGTTATTCTTTCATTACTTGGATAAGGATTAAAAGTATTATTTACTTTTTCATCATTTAACTTTTTTTCTATTTCTTTAACATAGGCGTTTGTTATACGTTTAGGAAATTTAGTTTCTCCTGTGCCGAATGGAGTTGACTCTGCTTTTCCACCAATAGCAAATTCAACAACTCCCTTTTCATTCCATTTTCTTCCGGTAGTTAGATCAGAATCCATTGAAAATCCTTGAGCCAAATAACGACCGAATCCTCCGCCTGCTTTTATTTTTTTTGTATCTTGAAAACTTTTAACTTCATCTTGTAGTTTATTTTTAGCTTCTTCTCCAGCTTTAGAGGCGGTAAGATTTTCTGTTACATAATAATTTGAAGGAATTTTGAATCCACTACCAGATTCTATTGGCGGTTTTTTATTTTTATTTTTAGATAAATCCATAAGTTTAACAGCTTTAGCCTCTGATACTCTGCTATCTTTATTGCCAGTTTCATATGTATCAAAATCTGAAATTCTAAATCTAGCAGTAAAAGGATCGTCTGTTGGAGTAACCTGTGCTTCAAAAGTGTCTCCGTCAATAGCCTTTTGCTTACCGTCTATACTAGCTATTTTTGCCGCTCCTCCTTTAGCAAATTTTTGTCTTTTGTTCGATCTTCCAGCTCTGATACTACCTCCTCCACCATACTTATTCATACTATGAAGATTATCTGCTCCGATAGTATCAACAGCTTTCTTTCTTATCACAAACTCTCCTGGCATAAGCATTGCTGGAACAGTATCTCTATTACCGCTGCCAGGAACCACGCCACCGCGAGCAAAGGCTTTAACTTTTCCTCCAGAAGCAAAAGTAGGCCCTCCAGAAGCTGCTATTCTTGAAGATAGATTATTTACTGCTGTTGTTAAATTATTTAATGCTGTAGTATTTAATTTTGTGGCTTCTGCAGCTCTTGATACTGCTTCGTTTCTTTCTCTATCTTTTGTTCCCGTGATAGTTGAAGCAACATTGGCTCCTGTTTCTCTCGCGCTACCTCTTCCCATAGTTCCAGCAAAACCACTAGCAAATTGTGTGGCTGCTTGAAAGCCTTTGATAGCTCCCATTATAGCTAACATTGGCAATAATGGTTTAAAAGCTCCGGCTAAATTAATTAATCCACTTGTTAAAGTTAAAACTATTGTTGCTAAACTTTGAAAAGCAGTATTTTTACCAATATCTCTAATTAATGCTAAAAACTGTTCTCTAACTTTTGCAATCTGATTTGCTAAAGAAAGTTGAGCTATTGCAGCATCTTGAGCTAAACTTCCTTGTCCTCTTTGAGCAACAGCGAGTGCCTTCTGTGCTTCGCTAAATTGTTGAATAAGAGGAATAACTTTACCAATTTGTCTAAATCCACCAAGTTCTTCTACGATTTTGGAGAATCTTATGTCTCTTGGATCTAGTTGATTTAACGCTTGACTTAAACGTCTGACTGCTTCATAAGGACCAACGAATTTTCCTTCAAGATCTGTTAATATAACTCCGAATTCTTTTAATTGATTAATAGTACTAGCTCTTTGAAGACGTGTAAAAATAGTTCTTAAACCTGTAGCAATAGTTTCAGCACTTTCACGAGTAGTAGCACGTACGCTAGTAAATACTGCAATAAATTCATTTAATGCATCTTTACCTTCGCTAACACCCTTACTAGCAGTAGCAAAAACACCACCGGTTCTTTGAATAGCAGCAATAATGTCAGC